TCAGGCTGGACTAACAAAAGTGCAAAAAAGAAAGACACCGCACAAACTGTGCAGTGTCTTTTTGGTGGAGCTATCAGGAGTCAAAACGAACATTTTAGCATCCGGTGACAGCCCGCCATCCGGCGGGTCTTCTCCGGTCTCCAAGGGAATCTCAACGCTGTTCTGGTCTCCCATGCAGGAGAAAACCAGCTTCATGCGGTTATCATCATAGACATAGACAGCCACAAGGAAGTTCTTGAACAATTCCATCTGGAAATCCCGGTCGTGGATGTCACCCTGCTGCAGCAGTTCCAGATAGGAGATGATTTGCTCCCGGTCGATTTTCACGACATCCTCTTTGGCCGCATTCAGCTGGACGCTCAGCCGGGATTGCTCAGTCTCAAGCTCGACCATCCGGGTGCGGGTGGCCTCTGTGATAATCCCCATCTCGATGGCTTTTAGCATATTCGAGGTGGCTTTTTTATTTTCCTCCAACTGCTGCTCTAGTGCCTCAATCTGGAGGTCATTGTCGTGCTTTTCCCAGTATTCGACCGTCCGATCTGCCATCCATTCAATGACATCGTCGGTCAGGCAGTACATCTTGATGGCCTGAGCCACAGCCGGTTCAATGACATCCCGGCGGATGTTCTTCTTGTCACAGGCGTGCTCGGTGCGCCGCTTCTGGCAGGTGTAGTAGTAATGCAGCTCGCCGTTTCTACTGGTGCCAGATACGCCCGTCATGTAGCTGCCACAATGCCCGCAGCGCAGCTTCCCGGTCAGCAGATAATCTTCTGCCCCGACACGGTGCCGGGTTCCAACTGGGTTCTTTTTCATCCTCATGGCCTCCTGTACCCTGTACCACAAATCGTCACTCACTATGCGTGGAATGCCATCAACCACCCGGACATCCCCGTATATGTAGATGCCTCTGTACCGTTCATTCTGGCAAATGCTCTGGAAGCTGCCCTTGTTCCAGTTGGCTCCCTTGCTGGTCTTGATGCCCTGGGCATTGAGATCTCTCGCAATGTCCACGAACAGGTCACCGGCAGCCACACGGGTGAATATTTCCCGGACAACGGCCGCATTCGCTTCATCCAGCACCACACGGCCATCCTCACCCCGCTTGTAGCCCAAGGGCTGCCGACCGTTCGCCATGCACTTGCTGGCGTTATCATACAGCCCCCGGGTGATGTCCTCCGCCATGTTCTCGCTGTAGAATTGATTCACATTCATCATGTTCCTCAATGCGAAACGCCCGGCGGCTGTATCGTCAAAATCTTCCTCGGCGTAGAACACCTTCACGCCGCAGTCTTCCAGTTTGGCCTCGTTGACCATTGCCTGAAGCATATTGCGGCCAATGCGGTTTGACTTCCATGCCACAACCGCCTGAAATTTGCCTTTTTCAGCATCCCGCATCATTCGCTGGAAGTTGGGCCGCTTATCGGTCTTGCCGCTGATGGCCCTGTCCTCATAAGTTCCAACGACGTGCAGCCCCAGCTCGGCAGCGTGCTTCATGCACTCTCTGACCTGCTGCTCAATGCTGACCTCTCGCTGGTTGTGGGAGGAATAGCGGGCATAAATGACGGCATTCTGACCCGCAGCAATATTCTTTTTTCGGGCCATCAACCATCACCTCACGATTATCTTCTTCAAAATTCGCAATATTTTTCCGATTTTCGGTATAATTCTACGAATCCCTGAAAAGCGGGTGCGTATTTGATATAATTCAGTTGCTGCCGACAGTAAATTTGAGAAAGGAGCCATGCCGTATGACTACGAGCGAATGGTCGGATATCTTTGCCAAAATCAAAAAACTGTCGGATGCTGATAAGGAGCGATTGCTTATTTTTCTGCACGCCCTGAAAGGTAACGAAGATAGCTCAACGCCTCCTGCTGCCGATCTGCCGGTAAATCAAGAAGCAGCTCAATAATTTCAGCCGTTTGGCCGTCCTCCTGCTGGAGGGCGGCCTTTATCATTTCCTTGGGAGTATGGCCCAGCAGAGAATCCAGCGACTCGCCCAGCTCATCCGCAATGGCGCAGGCCGTCACCAACGAAATAGAGTCGCTGCCGCTCAGTTCTTCTTCGATTTCCTGAACGCTGATACCCGCAGCCTCTAAGTCGGCCGGATCTGCATTATTCAAAATCTGCATCACGCTGTCGCGGAATTTCGAAGCCCACTCATTCCGGCTGGCTTCTTCATCCCATCCCATGATGTAAGACGGGGTCGTATCAAGTGCATCAGCAATAGCCTTGATTTTAGACTGCGTGAGGACACGGAAGCCAAGCTCAATCTTATTGATAGATGATTTCGACTTATAGCCGATTTTCTTTGCTAGTTCTTCTTGGGACATCCCCAATTCTTCACGTCGAATTTTCACTCTTTGTCCGATGGTCATGGTTTTGCATCCCCCTAAATTCTTCTGATGCAATTATAATACGGCGTAGGCATGAGGTCAACATTTTTTCAAATTTTTCAAAAAAATAGTTGACATTCGGTCTACGAGGTGGTAATATACACCCAGTAGACAACCAGTCTACGCCGAACGGAAAGCGAGGTGAACTTACTGTGACCAATACCACTTTGCTCAAAGCAAAGATTGATGCCTCCGGCTACAAGATGAAGTATATTGCAAATCGCATTGGCCTTTCATATCAGGGATTTTTGAACAAAATTCGGAATAAAACCGATTTTACCGCACCTGAAATTAAAAGTCTGTGCGAGTTGCTCCACATCGGAACGGAGGAAATGGAGCAGATTTTTTTTGCTCTGTAAGTAGACTTTTTGCCTACTTTGAAACAGGAGGACCACATGGACACCACAATTCACATCAACGTGGCCGATATTCCCCCGGAAGTCGGTGAGAGCTTTGGCCGCGTGACGCTGGCGGGATTCAAAAAATTCATCGCCCAGCCCGGGAACCGCGAGAAGCTGGAAGCCCAAACGGCTGCCCGCAAGGCTCGCAAAGAAAGGGAGTGTAAGGAATGACCCGGATTCTGATGATCGTGTACGGCATCACCGCCGAACAGGCAGCAGCTCGTGCCCCGGCGGCGCAGTTTGCTGTGACCTCTGTTATCGCAGCCCTGTTTGTCTGGCTGGACAGCATGGGGATGTTCGATGATGTAGGCCGCTGGATGGGGCGCAAGCTCCGGGAGGTGCTGGATGCTGTATCCGACTGACGAAGAAGCTGGCTACCCTGAGCCTCCTGTGTGCCCCTCTGCCACCAGAGGTGCGATACCATCTACCGCGCCGATGACGGTACGATCGTAGGCTGTGACCGCTGCCTTGAAGCGGTCGAGGCATGGGGAGTCCCTGAGTGCTTCCCGGAAAAGGAGTAACCCTATGAAATATGGAAGAAGTTTGCAGGAGCTTGCGATTGAGCTTGACCGGCAGGCCAAGGTCAAAAAGGACTACGTTGCCACAGCGGGTGCTATGCAGATGACCGCCGTCAACGAGAACTTTGACCTCGTAATCGGCAACACCCCGTTCCAGCTGAACGAAAATGCCCACCGTCAGCTGGGATTGCAGTTGAAGATCCCGGCTCCCTACTACGAGCGGATGCGGGCAGAGAACCCCGGCTTGCTGATGGCAAACGTCAATGGCTGGTTCCAGCAGTCCCCGGACACCCGCCGCATGGTTCGCACCCTTGATGGTACCGCCCGCGCCATCCTCTCCGACCGCTACCGCCGTATCGACAACTACGAGGTTGCACAGACGGTCCTACCGATTATCTCTGAAATGCAGGGAGCCCGCATTGAAAGCTGTGAACTGACCGATACCCGCATGTACATCAAGGTTGTCAATGAGCGCATCCAGACCGAAGTAGTGCCGGGGGACATCGTTCAGGCCGGCATCCTGATTTCCAATTCTGAGGTCGGCATGGGCAGCGTTTCCGTGAAACCGCTGATTTACCGTCTTGTCTGTACCAATGGCATGGTGGCGGATGTGGGTGTTGGCAAGCGCCATGTTGGCCGCATCAATGAAAGCGTGGATGGCGATTTCGGGATTTTCCGGGATGAGACCATCGAAGCCGACGACCGGGCGTTCCTGATGAAGATTGAGGACACCGTCCGGGCGGCGGTCGATGAAGCCCGGTTTAATGCGCTGGTGCAGAAACTCCGGGATGCCAAGGAAGCGCCCATTCTCCCGGCGGCGGCTCCCAAGGTGGTTGAGCTTGCGGCCAAGGAGTTCAACATCCGCCAGAACGAGAGCGAGGGCATTCTGGGGCATCTTATCGCGGGCGGTGACCTTTCCCTCTATGGTCTGGCAAACGCTGTCACACGGCACGCACAGGACGTGCAGAGCTACGACCGCAGTACTGAACTGGAAGCCACCGGCTACAAGATCATCACCATGCAGCCCTCGCTGTTGAAGCGCTGGAATGAGGAGGTGAGTACCGTATGAGCGGCAGACACATGAATGCCCGGCCCAAAAGGCTGACCCGCAAGCAGAAAGAAGCCCTTTCTGCACATGGCTGGGATTCCCGGCAGTACCTTTTCATTCAGGACAGCCCGGATGCCGGCGGCTGGGTTCTGATGAACAAGACCACCGGCCATTATGAAGTATTCAAAAATTGAAAGGAGAGTGCGATATGGCACAGGATACCGCATTGCAGGTCATTGAACTTCAGCAGTTGCCTATCATTGTCGAGCGGCTTCACAGCGTAAAGGCCGACATTGAGCGGCGCACCGCCGAAGCCACCTCTCTGATCTGCACCGAAGAAACCTATAAGAGCGTCAAAGATGCCCGCGCCCAGCTTACCAAGGAATTCAAGGAGTACGAAGCCCGGCGCACGGCCATCAAGAGCAAAATCCTTGAACCCTACAATGCCTTTGAGCAGGTCTACCGGGAGTGCGTGACGGCACCGTTCCAGCAGGCAGATGCCGAACTGAAGCAGAAAATCGCGGATGTGACCTCTGGCATTGTGGCTCAGAAGACGGAAGCGCTCATGGACTACTACGGCGAGCTGGTGGAAGTCGCTGATATTGATTGGCTGGACGATTTGACCTACCGCCCGAAAGTCAACATGAGCGACAGCCTGACCTCTTTGAGAAAGCAGGCAAAGGCATTCGTGGACGGCATTGTGGCCGACGTGGCCGCAATCGAGGGCATGGACAACGCCGCCGAGATCATGGTGGAGTACCGCAGCAATCTGGACTTGCCCAACGCCATCAAGACTGTGGGTGACCGGCACAAGGCGCTGGAGGAACAGCGTCGGCGGGAAGAAGAGCGCCGCGCCCGGCAGGCCGAACGGGAAGCCGCTGCCGAAAAAGCCCGCGCCGCTGTTGTGGCGGCTTCGGCGGTTGAATTGCCCGCCCCGGTACAGGAGCCGTCCGAACTGCCGGAAGCCGGCACTCAGCCGGAACCCCAGCCTGAACTTCAGTCCACCCCGGCGGCTGAGCCTATCCTGATGACCCGCTTTTATGCGAAAGGCACCAAAGCCCAGCTGATCGGTTTGAAGCATTATCTGGAAAAGGAAGGTATTGAATATGGCAACTTATAATCAGATGCAGGTACAGCAGAAGCCCAAGTTCTCCGTGGCAATCACCACCAAGGGCTATCAGTCCTTGATCTCCAACACTCTGCGCGACCCGGCCCGCGCCCGCCGGTTCACGGCCAGCATTACCTCGGCGGTGGCCGTCAACCCCGCCCTGCAGGAATGCGATGCCGGCACGATTTTGGCCGGTGCCCTGCTGGGTGAAAGCCTGAACCTCAGCCCGTCCCCTCAGCTGGGGCAGTACTACCTCGTGCCTTTCAAGCAGAAAGCCAAGTATGACCGCAACAACAGGCTGATCCGCCAGGAGAGTGTTACGGCACAGTTTGTTCTGGGCTATAAGGGCTACACCCAGCTGGCCTTACGCAGCGGCCAGTACAAGGATCTGGATGTTATGGTCATCAAGCAGGGCGAGTACCTCGGCAAAGACCCGGAAACCGGAAAAGCCAAATTCCAGTTCGTCGAGGATGACGATCAGCGTGACGCGTTGCCCACGGTCGGGTATATGGCCTACTTTGAGTACCTCAACGGCTTCCGCAAGGTGTTGTATTGGTCGAAAGAGAAAATGATGACCCATGCCGATACCTATTCCAAGGCTTTCAGCCGTAAGAACTACGAAGACCTGATGGCTGGCAAAGTCCCGGAAAGCGAGATGTGGAAGTACTCCTCGTTCTGGTACAAAAACTTTGATGACATGGCCAAAAAGACCCTGCTTCGCCAGCTTATTTCCCGCTGGGGCGTTATGAGCATCGAAATGACGAAAGCCATGGAGAGCGACAACGCCGTGGCAACGGTGGCCGACAACAACGAGATCGTCACTGAGCCGGAACCGATGCCCGACGCATCCGAACAGCCGGAACTGCATACCGGGAAGCCTGAGGTGGGCGATGGGCAGGCATTGCCCCATGTGGACATTGCTCAGAGCGAACCCACGACCGCCGAGCCGGTGGTTGACCTCAGCTCGTTATGATCGACTACAACATCATCGCAACTGGCAGTAAAGGCAATGCGGTGGTGATTGACCAAAAAATCCTGATTGACTGCGGCGTTTCGTTCAAGGCGCTGTCGAAAGTATACCGGGCGTTGAAGTTGGTTCTGCTCACTCACATTCATGGTGACCACTTCCAGCCGACAACGCTCCGGCTTTTAGCGGAAAAACGCCCCACACTCCGCTTTGCGTGCTGTGCATGGCTGTGCAAGCCGCTGGTGGATGCAGGGGTTCCGGTCTCGCAGATTGATGTTCTGGAGCCGGGGCACATGTACGGATACGGCATCTGTAATGTCAGGCCCGATATGGTCAAGCACAATGTTCCGAACTGCGGGTGGAAAGTCTGGCTCCAGTCAGGAAAGCTGTTTTACTGCACAGACATGAACAATTTGAACGGCATCACGGCTCCAAACTATGACCTGTACATGGTGGAAGCCAACTACGATGACGCAGAAATCCAAGCCAAAATTGCTGAGAAAAAGCTGAACGGTGAGTACATTTACGAGCTTGGAGTGCTGCACAACCACATGAGCCTTGCCAAGATCAATGACTGGTTATACGCCAACATGGGGCCGAACAGCGCCTATATCTATATGCACTGCCATCAGGACAAGGAGGATGCCACATGACCGGGCGGCTGGTAGACATGGCTTTTACCCTCGGCGGGAAACAACGGGTCACGCTGGAAATCAACGGCGACTTCCGGGAAATCTGGGACAAGCTCCATCAGGAGCCGGTTCTGGATGTGGAAATCAAAAAGCACAGGGAAAAGCGCAGCCTGTCAGCAAATGCGTATTTCCACGTCTTGTGCAACAAGATTTCTGCGGAGACCGGCGAGAGCGAGGATGCAGTAAAGCGGCGGCTCGTGGTTTCGTATGGAGCGCTTGCCCGCGACAAGGACGGCAAGCCTGTTGGCCTGAAACTCCCGCCGACCGTAGATCCCAGCGACTTTTACCCCTATGTCCGGCTCTATGAAACCCGGCAGGAAAACGGAAAAGACTACTCCTGCTATTTTGTCTACAAGGAAAGCCACAAGATGGATTCAAAGGAATTTGCTCATCTTGTGGACGGTGCAATTGAAGAAGCCAAAGAACTGGGCATCCAGACCGATACCCCAGAACAGTTGGCTCGGTACAAAGAAGAATGGTCGAAATGACCGGAAAGGACATTTCTATGGAAATGATTTCGATTCCCTTTGAGGAATACAATGAACTTTTCCAGCTCCGGCTGGAATTGCACATGATTTATTCCAAGTGCAGGAAAGACGGCGCAATTGAAGCAGGAATGTTCGCTGATGAGCTCATGAAGATGCTGCATTCGGATGTGTTCCCTCTGAAAGCCGATGCCGTACCTGTGGCATCTGAGAAAGTGCCGAAGGTGATTTCTCATGCTGAACAGCTGTGATTTTCAGGGGCGGTTCGCCGCTGATCCTGAACTGAGAACCACCCAGACGGGAAAGCAGGTGGCAAGTTTCCGCATGGCGGTTGACCGGGACATGGTGGATGCCAACGGCCACCGCCCCACGGACTGGCTCACCTTTACCGCATGGGGCAAGACGGCGGAGTTCGTCAGCAGGTATTTCCGCAAGGGGAGCGCCGCTGTAGTTCATTCCCGCTGCCAGACGCGGCAGTATGAGGATAAGAATGGAAACAACCGCACGGCGATTGAGTTCGTGGTGGACAACATCTATTTTGCGGGGCCGAAGCAGGACAACCAGCAGGGGACCGTGGATGATGGCGGGACGAACCCGCCACCGGCCACCTATCGGAATCAGCAGCCGCAGCCCCAGCAGATGGGCTTTGCCACCCAGAGCCAGCGCCAACAGTGGCAGGGAGCCGCCGATCATCCTGGCAATGTTCAGGTCAGCCAGAGCTTTTCTCAGGGCAACGACGATGATTTCTCGGTTCTGGACGATGCCGATGATCTGCCGTTCTAACCGAGGTAAGGGGGTGGTTGGATGGTAAAGCCAGACAACTACGTTATGCTTCTGGGCTGGATGCGCACTGAATTGAACCTCAAAGGAAACGAATTGAACTTATATGCAATAATCTACGGATTTACGCAAGATGGCGAAACTGAATTTTCGGGAAGCATCCGCTACATGCAGGAATGGCTTGGAGCGGAAAGCAAGCAGACCGTGTTCAATACGCTGGATAAGCTCATCAAAAAAGGGCTGGTTCAAAAACGCACAGAGGTTGTAAATGGCATCAAGCACAATTATTATCTGGCGGCTCCGAGGGGTAGTCTAAAAATTAGACCACCCCAGTCCAATTTTTATACCGGGGTAGTCCAAAATTTAGACCACCCTAGTCCAAATTTTAGACCTAATAATATAGAAGATAATATAGAAGATATTCTAGTTATAGAGGACGGCGGCACCCGCAAAAAAGACCCACGGCTGGATGCAGACCTGAGCAAGATAATCAATGCGTATCAGGCCAATATTGGAACCTGGCCGCGTATCTTGACGGACGACCTACAGCGCTGGAAAGAACAGTTCAGCACAGAAATGTTGCTTTTGGCGATTTCTGAGGGTGCAAAGAACGGCGCCCATAAGTGGAGCTATATTGAATCTATATTAAGGCGATGGAAAAAAGACAACATCAAAACTCCCGGTGACTTTGAAGCGTGGGAAGCACAGCGAAAGCCCTCAACTGGGCAACAGCCGAAACGCTCTGCGGCCGAGGATTATGATGAAATCTTTAGAGAACTCTTAGGAGGCTCAGCGTGACAGACAAAAAACTGAAAGAACTGCTGATAGTGATTGACAATCGCTATGGCCGTGTTCGCAGCAAAGAAGATCGTATAATCGATCTCAAAACTTGTGTTCAGGCATTCGGCATGGTTCCTGACGAAATTGTAGAAAAGGCACTATATGCTGCATTTGCGAAGTGCCGGTTTCCGAATCAGATCATTGTTGACTGGTGTGAGGAAATTAAAAAGTTGCAGGCTACTGTGAAGCCCTCGGCAAACGACCTCTGGGCGCAGGCGGCAACCGCCGCCCGGCAGATTACGGCAAACCTGTACTACATGACTCACGGCGGGCTGGTAACTCCTACCGGGAAGCTCACCGGGGAGGACTTCAAGACCCGCAATGCTGAGATTTTCGCCACCCTCCCGGTGGCAGTACAGCGGTGGGCTGGCTCCCCGGAAGATTTGAGCGACATTTTTTCCAGCCGGAGCACAGCAGATCTGCGGCAGTTCGTCCGGCCGGGGTTCGACCGGACCGTGGCCGACGCCCCCATCGAGAGCTTGAAACCTCCGGCACTGCCCGGCGGCGCAACAGCACAGATTGGAGGTTGAAATGCAGTTTCGTTCTATCGTGTCGCTGGCTTGTGCAGTCAGCCTTTTTACCGGCAGCGCTCTTGCCAGCGCGGCCTATGCCCGCCGGGTGGATGAACTCACCATGGAGAGGGACATTTACGCCAGCCGGGAAGAAAACTGGATGAACAAGGCCGTGGAGCGCAAGGAAACCATTGAGCAGTTGCAGACCGAGGTTGAGCAGCTCACGGACACCATTGCTGCAGATCAGAGCATTGCCCTTACATACGCAGGGGAGTTTCAATGCACAGCCTACTGCTCCGAGGAATACCCGCATATCTGCGGGGAGGGGCAGGGCATCACTTCCAGCGGCGCCAAGGTTCAGCCGGGCGTGACGGTGGCCGCAGACACCAGCATCTTTCCATATGGCACGGTCATTCTGATTGAGGGCGTAGGGATGAGGGTGGTTCAGGATACCGGCTCGCTCATCAAGGAAAATGCTTTAGATGTGGCCGTTGGTACCCATGCGGAAGCGATTTCGTGGTCTGGATGGGGTTCTCACAAGGTCTGGATTGTGACGGGAGGTGAGACGGATGCCGCTGAATGAGTACGGCGAAAAGCTGGATTCCAACGGTTATGCGCCTAGCATCCTGCATGATAAGCCGGTCTGCCTGATCTGTGGGCGGTATGGTACTGCGCGGCATGAGGTGTACTTCGGGAGTGCCTACCGGGCAAAGAGCAAGCGTTTGGGCCTGTGGGTGACGCTTTGCCCGTGGTGCCATCAGAACGGCCCGACTGCCATCCACAACAACCGTGATGCTGATCTCCGGCTGAAGTGCTGGGCGCAGAAAAAGGCTATGGAACACTACGGCTGGCCGGAAGCCCGGTTTATTCAGGAGTTTGGGAGGTCGTACCTGTGATGCCCATCATCGCTATTGACCCCGGCAATGTGCAGTCTGGCTACTGCGTGATTGACCAGAAAACGCTCCGACCGCTGGAGTTCGGAAAAATCGACAACGAAGAACTGCTGAAAAAGCTGGAATCGGCTGCCAAGCAGGGATGGCGGTGGGCGGTCATCGAAATGGTGGCCTCCTACGGGATGTCCGTTGGTCGGGACGTTTTCGACACCACGGTCTGGATCGGTCGGTTCTATCAGGTGCTTTCGTCCCGGTGCCCGGTGCGGATGATGTGCCGCATCGAGGAGAAAAAGCACATTTGCCACGACAGCCGAGCCAACGACACCGCCATCCGGCGGGCATTGATTGACCGATTTGCAGCCAACGACCTGAAAAACGGCAAGGGCACAAAGAAAGCCCCGGATTTCTTCTATGGCTTCAAGGCTGATGTGTGGGCAGCCTACGCACTGGGTCTGACCGCCATCGAGAACCGGGAGAACGACTATAAATTTTCAACTACTTAAAAGCTACTTGAAAGGAGCTTCATCATGGATAACTCTCTGTCTGAATCCGCACGTTTCGCAGTCTACCGTGAAAAACTCAAGGGCATCTGCGAGGCCAACAACCTGAGCTATGTGTTCATCAAGAACGCATATCCCATCAAGCTGGTTATCCGTCCGCTGGGCGGCGTTGGTGAACAGATGTCGATGCTGGAGGAGGCATCCGAGGACAACTACATCTCACCGGGCGCATCCATCCTGTTCACCGTCAAGGACGGCAACCTGACCTACCGCATGAGCAAGACGTTCACCATCTCCGACACCCTGTTCAACAAAATCAAGAACATCTTCAAGAATATGCACTACCTCTGGCTCCAGTTCTTCTTCCGGGATTTGGTCGAGGGTGGAAAGCTGGCAGCTCTCGGCTACAAGATGCCTGACATTCCGGAATCCGGTGGGCAGCAGGATGCGCCCCGGGAAAATGAGCCTGATTCGCCGAATCTCCCCGGGGAGGCCGAACCGCTGGAAGAAGTCGAGGATGACGAGGAGGACGAGCCCACCTCGGACGAACTGACGCAGGCCACCGAGATTGCCCGGCAGAACGACGGCATCACGCAGGCCCTGCTGGAACAGCAGATGGGTGTGACCGCAGAAAAGGCCATCGCCCTGCTGGATGAACTGGAAACGGCCGGCGTGATTGACTTCTACGATGGCCGCTACTACCTCGCCAAGGCAGACAGCGAGGAGGAATAATCCATGGCAAAGGCAGCAGTGACGCGCAGCATCCGTGATGACCACCAGAAAAACTTCCTCAAAATCTTCAATAGCCTGACTGGAAAGCACAGCCGCTGGGAGATTTGGGAGGACTTCGTCACTCTGACGGCCATCGAGATCTCGAACAGCACCGACAAGGTAAATGCCCCGGAGCGTACCAAGACGTATCAGACCATCATTTCCAAATACTCCGCCAAGGAGCGGGAGGGCATGGCTGAAATGCTGGGCGAGGTAATCATGGGTATGGAGCAGAATCCTGACCAAGACTTCCTCGGTTCGCTGTACATGATGTGCGAGTTGGGCAACTCGCACGCCGGGCAGTTCTTCACTCCCTACGATGTGTGCCGCTGCATGGCCGAGATTACGTTCGACCCGAAGCTGCACCCGGACATGGAGGGATTCATCTCGGTATCTGACCCGGCCTGTGGTGCTGGGGCCACGCTGCTTGCCTTTTTGAACGTCTGCAAAAGACGGAATATCTGCTACCACAACAAAGTCCTTGTCATAGCCCAAGACATTGACTTCATCGTTGGGCTGATGTGCTACATCCAGTGCAGCTTTATGGGCTGCGCTGGATATGTAGTCATCGGTGACACACTCGTGAATCCGGCAACGGCCTACGACAGCCGTGGATTGCTGCCCGCAGGACCACAAAACCGTATTTGGTATATGCCGCTTTTCTCAACCGATGTATGGTATATGCGCCGCCAGATAGCGCAGACGAGCCTATTGCTTGAACCGAAAGACTAACCTGCAAAAATCGAAAAATCCGATATTAAGCCAGCAAATTTGCAAAAATCTATCAAAAAAGAGCCCAAAGCCCCGGAAAACGAGCCTCTTAACGAAACCCGCACCGGGCAGCTCACGTTTTTCTGACCCGAATTCAGAAAGGAGTAAACACCATGGCAGACATTACTTACATCCCCATCCAGCAGTTGCATCCGCACCCGGATAACCCGCGCAAAGAACTGGGTGATTTGTCCGAGCTTGCAGCCAGCATCAAGGAGAACGGCGTGTACCAGAACCTGACCGTCATTCCGGGACACTACCTCGGCAAGCAGGAGTACATTGCCCGGTGCATTGCCGATGGCGGCGACGCTTCGGCAGCAGAGGCGGCATGGACACCCAAGGCCGCGTGGTCCAGTGAGGACTACACCATCATCATCGGACACCGCCGGGCGGCGGCAGCACAGCAGGCTGGCAAGTTTGAATTGCCCTGCTCTGTGGTCGATATGACCGAGAAAGAGCAGCTGCAAACCATGATGGTGGAGAATATGCAGCGGTCTGATCTCACCGTCTACGAGCAGGCGCAAGGCTTCCAGATGATGCTGGACATGGGTGATACTGTGGAGCGCGTCGCAGACCGCTCCGGCTTCTCTCAGTCCACCATCCGGCGGCGCATCAAGTTGCTGGAACTGAACCACGACAACTTCAAAAAGGCAGAGCAGCGCGGCGCAACCCTTTCCGATTTTGTTGAACTTAACAAAATCGAGGACTTGAATGCCCGGAACAAGGTGCTGGAAACCCTCGGTACCCAGAACTTCAACCGCGCCATGCAGAATGCCTTGTCTGACCAGAAATACCAGCATCGAAAGGCTGAATGGATTGAGCAGCTTCGCCAATTTGCTGTGGAAAATCCTGATGCCGATTACAGTACTCACACACACGTTGCCGGGTACGGATATTGGAACACCGGCAAGGACGTTGAAGTGCCGGACGATGCCGATAGCGTAGCGTACTGCTACAAGGTCAGCCAAAACCAGATTGACCTCTACAAAGAGCGCGATTTGGGAAAAGAGAATGCGGAAACGGCTAAGCGAGAGGAAAAGCGGCAGCAGGAACAGTTCTATAAGGACCAGCTTGCCGCCCTCACAAACTATATGTTTGAACTGCGCCGGGACTTTGTGGCGCAGCTCTCCACGGCAGAGTGCAAAAAGCATCTGGGCGAAATCGTCCGCTTTGCTGTGGATGCGTTCGATTCAAACTGCGATGGCGAGTTGGCAATCAAGCTGCTGGGCATTGCACCCCCAGAAACGGACGGCGTTGACCTGCTTGATTATTTGGAAAACGCCTCGGTGTTCAGCAACCAGCCGGAAAAGGCACTGCTCTCCTTGGCTTATTCGGCCGCTGACGATGGCAGCAACGGATACTGGGGCTGGGTCTGGAAACCCGACTGCCAGAGCGGCGGGTACGGCTGGGAGGAAAACGGCAGTCTCGACGCTATTTACACTCTGCTGGTAGCCTTGGGCTATGAAATGTCTGACGAAGAAAAGGCATTGCAGAACGGAACCCATGCCATCTTTTCCGCCAATGCCCCTAAAAAGGCAGATGTGCCCTGCGAACGTTGCAAGGCGGCGCATCCCGGATGCGACAAGTGCTGCAAGACCTGTGATGACCACTGCAATGCGGTCCAGCTGTGCAGAAAGGAGTATGGCGAATGACCGACCTTGTAAAGTGTGACCGCTGCGGCACACCGTTCAGCATCCAGACAGCCGGCATCCGCAGTACATGGAGCGGCGATTACATGGTGCAGTATTTCACATGCCCCGGCTGCCACCATCGCTACCAGATTCTGACCACGGACACCGAGCTGCGTCAGACCATCCAGCGGCATAAGGCCATCGCCGCAAAAATCAAGCTGGGCCAGACTAAGCATTTCCGGCCGGAAACTCTCGAAAAGTATCGGGCCGAGATGGAAAAGTTGGAGGCCGAACAGAAAAAGCAGCGGGACGCTCTGCTCGACAAGGGCAATGAAATCCTCGCTGCATTGGGGAAGGAGTAACCCATGGACGACTTGAAAGAATATGCAGACCGCCTCAAATTTGAAATTGTGGCTGCCGACTTTCTGAGCACCGAAGACCGGGAAATGGTCTTTGACCTCATCGAGAAAGTGCTGGGTGATACCGATGCCTGACCAGTTTTTCATCAACATTGCGCTGCTGGCCATTGGCGTGTCCATCGGGGCGCTGCTGGGCGAAACCAGCTGCCGGCAGCATGACCGTGCTCTGTTCCGGGAGTATATCAACTTCATGGCCGAATCAGAGCAGAAAAACGAATTGCTTTTCCGTGAAGTGATTCATTTCCAGACACAGAAAGGAGCCTCCCATGAGGAAGAACAGGAATAACCGCCCGCCGGAAGTCGGCGCACAGGGGCTGCTGCGGCTGCGCTGCCCCTGCTGCGGTAAGGAGTTTGGTACATACCTCCACGTTTCGCAGATGTCCATCGGCTGCCGCTGCGGGGCCACGATCTCGCTTGAACGTGGGCTTGCCCACTATGAGTTTGAGTGTGGGTGCTGCGGGATGCACGCCAAAGGCCAGACCAACATCGAGGAACTGGAAATCACCATTCCCTGCAAGTGCGGCAATCCCATCACGTTGCACTGGGACAAGGACAAGCGGAGGTACATCGAATGACCCTTGAGGAAGCCTGCCGCCTCATCGACCCGGCAACGGATTTGGACGCTCTGGCCGAGATCGAATATTACAACGGCTTCAAGGGCAAGGATGCCGCAGCTACCGCCCTGCATGAGGCCAGCCAGATGGTCGTTGACTTTGTGCGCAGGATGTCATGGCACGATGCCAACAACCCGCCAATCGCCCATGAAGAAAGCTGGGAATGCACCGGCGAAAAGCACTGCGCCGTGATAAGCGACATCGTATGGGTGTGCTGCGAGAGCGGCCACACCATGAAAGGCTGGGTCGAAAACGGGACGTGGCACATTGAGGATGGCCACCGTGCAGAGGATGGCCACTACGGCCATGTGAAGCTGTGGGCACCGCTGCTGGAGCCGCCGGAGGTGGTAAAATGAATAAGGCTGTTCTTATCAGTATCCAGCCGGAATGGTGCGACCTCATTGTGCGAGGTAAGAAAACCATTGAGGTACGCAAGACCCGTCCGAGGCAGGAAACGCCGTTCAAAGCATACATCTACTGCACAAAGGCTCCGCAACAGCTTATCACCATTTTCAAGGATGGCGAAGAAACGATGGATAGCGAAATCCACCACGGGAAGTCTGTATTCGTAAAGTTCGATAGGGTGTTGCCTGACGGCATTCGCGGCAAAACTCAGATGGTAATCGGAGAATTCATCTGTGACGAAATCACCCCTATTTGTCATGCTGGGACGATGGGCAGCAATGAGCTGCCGAAGCTACATACTGTTGGATCGAAACTGGAATATAGGCCGATTGCAGGGCTTCTCCAAAAGGCGTGTTTGAGTGAGAAAAGTGTTGAACAATACCTAAGAGGCAGCGATGGTTTTGGCTGGCACATCACGAAACTAAAAATTTATGATGCGCCCAAGCCGATTCGGAGTTTTCTGCGCCATTGCGCCAAAAGGTATGCTGGTGCAGATGGAAAATGGCACTGCAAAAGCGCTGATAAGTTGAAAAATAAAGGCAGCGGTTTTGAGAATGAGGGCTGTATTTGCACTGACCTTGACAGGTTGAACAGACCACCTCAAAGCTGGTGCTATGTGGAGGAACGGCACTATGGATAAAGTTGGCGATTCGGCACAGCAGATTCTGGATAAAATTTATCTTCAATTTTTAAGTCAATATTTTACCATGGCTCCGAAGAAAAATGAGATGGTAAAAAACTGCGAGGAACGGCTGAAAGAAAGCATCTGCAATGCGAATGGCATGAGCCCTGACATGATAAATGTGTCTGCGAATGAAGTGAAACCGGGAGTCTATCAATTCACCATCACATCAAACACCCCGGTGGTTGTGATTGAGGTGGGGATAAAGCCAGAACTGGAGGTGCAGTATGACAGCTGAACGACTGCATTTCATGGTTGAATCTCCGGCCAACTTTGTCAGACTGGCCTGCACAATTCTTTTTGAAAAAAAAAAAGAAGCAATGGCCGAATGGGCTGCCACATGGCATGACGTGTTCGATTGTGCCAATGGCGAACAGCTTTTTCTTCAATTCATGGAAGAACTTTTCCCGGACGGCTGCACCATTGGAGAAAAGGAGCTTAAACAGATAACGGATAGAGCAGTCCGCTACTTGCAAACCGAAACCCACTGCCTTGACCTGAAAGCCGGTCACGATAAGTCTCGGTTTACCTACTGGGTGTCCTTTACTCCTGAACACAAAGTCTATGAATGCGAGTTCGCTCGGCATGAGGAAACCATTATTGAAATCCTTACCGCATTCTTCGGGAAGTCGATCGCAGGTTACAGTCTGGACACTTTGAAGCGCTTCATTCTCCGTTCCTTTGAGATCCGCTCTGATAATTCATCGGTACGGTCTATTGCAGAGGATGTAGACTTTATCCAACGGGCGGTATTTGCCCGGAGTTTTGGCAACGGCAGACAGGAGGTGCCGAAATGAAATGGGTTGCACTTATCTATGCAGCGGAGTGGATTTCAGTGGGGTTGGCGGTGTCAACCGCAATCAACGTCACCGGAAATCTGAGAGCGCTTTGGTTCTTTTTGATTCCGGCATTATTCGGCGTTAGCTATCATGATGGCGATGAGGGCGGGAAGAAATGAGTTGCTTATCCTGTGAGAACTACATACCCCTTCACCCGCCCATCCAGCGCACTGATGCCAAAGGCCAGACCTATACAGTTCCGGGCCTGTGCAAAATTGGTGCAGACCACATAATTTGTGGACTTCCGGTCTACCTTCCGACAGCGAAATGTGATAAAATAATAGAGGCGCCGCCGAAAGACGGTAGCTGAATTATGACGGAGGTAGGTTGTGACATTACAGGAATTGTCCAAGTATTATGACATTCAGATGACCCTCGAAAAAGACCGTGAAGCCTTGGAGAATCTTCGGCAGAAAATCAATCCTGCCTCCCCACAGCTGACGGGTATGCCACATACGCCCGGTGTTCGGGACAAGGTGGCGGATCTGGCTGTGGAACTGGCTGACATGGATGAACGTGTCCGCTGGTTGGAGGAACAGGCAGCGGAAGAAAAGCCCAAGGTCGAGGCGTACTGCAAGAGCATCATGGATGCCCGGCTTTATCTGATCTTCCGGCTGCGGTTTGTCCGCTGCTACTCGTGGGCAGAAGTTGCCGGAGCACTCGGAAAGTGCTACACGGAAGCCGGGGTCAGCCGGATGGCCTACAACTACCTCGAATCACATTGACCGATAAGCCCTGCATTTGCGGGGCTTTTTATTTTTGCCCGAAAACTCAAATTCAACCTCAAATTTTCATAAAATACGGCCAAATATAGAAATAAGTTTTACATTTTGGCTGCCAAAAGTTAAATTCAAACTGAAAATATCAAAAATCAATGCAGATTGTTTCACACGGTGGTGGACGGTGTAGGACGGTTTCACACGGCGTGTAATGCCGTGCAATAAACAAGAACGACCAGCAACGAAGAAGAACGAAAGTCAACGACCAGCAACGACCAGCAACGCTTTGATATGGATTCAGATGACAACGGATGCTCCCGGTGATATGATTAGGATGCAAAATTCAAATCAAGCCAAGCGGTGCTCACCATTCCCGGTGGGTGCCGCTATTTTATTGCCTGAAAGGAGGATTCCGGGCCGCACGTTGCTCCTTTGCGTGTGGCATCACCGCAGCACCCCGAAAAGCCGAGGCGCTGCAAGCTGGACATTTCGCCGTGCCCAGCCGCAAAGAAGGAGATTTTTCTATGTATCAGAAAATCAAGGCAAAATTCAAGGCAAACCCCACTATTTTCTACGCCTGCTCCATTGTCGCATCGTGGGCGGGAGTGGGCAGTCTGATGAACTTCCGTACCATTGCATTGCGATACGGCGCAGTTCCGGCAATCATCTGGGCGGTGTTCAATTCTCTGGCGTGTATCACATTCGGCCTGTTCGCTGACCGTGTTCCGTCCATCCGGCGCATCATGCAGAGCAAGGTGATGTTCTATTTCATCGGCCTGCTGACGCTGTTTCAGACGTGGACGCAGATGAGCGGCATCTACGAGATCTTCGGCGATACACCCATTGGAACCAAGGGCGGCATGATTATCGTGTACGTCACCTGCGTGGCGTTCCTGATTATGTTGCTCAAAGATGGCATGATTCGCAACGTGCTGTCCGATGGCTTTTCATGGGTGGTCGTTTATGGCCTGTTGGCCGTAGTAGTGGCTGCTGCTCTGGTGTACACTGGCGGCACATTCGCCGTCATCGACCCCGGTGTAAACGCCGCTGGTATTAAGGCTGGCGTGTACAACGGCTTACTTCTGCTGCCTGGCCCATTTGCTTGTCCGTATTACTATTCGCTGTTTGAGTACAACGATGAAAATACGGACGGCACCAAGCGCGGCAACATGAAAAAGGCCTTCGTGCTGGCGGGCGTGATGTTTGGCATCTACATGGTGCTGGCTGCGCTGCTCACGTGGGTGCGCTTCAGCCCGGTGCTGAACGTAATGAAAGCTATCTTGATTACGGTCATCGCCATTTCCTCGCTGTCTACCTATCTCTACTGCGAATATCTGGTTTTCGGCAAGAAGTTTGGCTTCGCACTGGACGTTCTCACCGTGGCCTCGTGGCAGATCCTGATTCCGCTTGGCGTTATGGGCATCTGGCAGCTGATGAGCACGATCCGCATCTACGTTGTCGTAGCCGCCGTCCTGTTCTCCATCGTTCTGGACCTCGTTTCTGACAGGAAGGAGGCCGCACGATGAACATCACGGTGAAGAAGCTGGCAGAGCTGCATAAGCCTACCCACAACATCCGCCGGCACTCCGACAAGCAAATCACCGAGTACATCCGCAGCATTGAGATGTTCGGTCAGGTGAAGCCGCTGGTCGTTGCCGAGGATGGCGAAATCATTGCCGGCAACGGTCTGTACGAAGCCTTGCTCCGCATGGGTCGGGAAACCTGCGACTGTTATGTGATGGTCGGGCTGACCGATGTGCAGAAGAAAAAGCTGATGATGGCCGACAACAAGGTCTATGAACTCGGCTTTACCGATGTGGATGCCATCGAAGAACTGGTCAAGGAACTGGACGGCGATGTGGACGTTCCGGGCTGGGATGCTGACCTGCTGGAAATGCTGAACAGCACCACGGATGAAGCTGATGAAGTAATCGGCTCCTATGGCGATTTCCCGGAAAACGAGATCGCACCCATCAACCGCCATCAGGCAGAGGAACACGTTCCGTATGCCGAAACACCGACCTACTCGGTGGCTTCCGCCCCACAGCCTGCTCCTACCGTCTCCGCTGCCCCGCAGCAGCCTTCCCCAGTGCTGGAGATGTCTACACCTTCCGAACCGCAAACCGCTGCTCCAGAGGCGGACAGTGGCGCGGAGCAGCACAGGTGCATCCGTTGCCCGAAGTGTGGTGAACTGATATGCCTGTGAAAGTAGTGGAAAGCAGCATGAACGTGCTGCAGGCGGCGAAAATCCGTATCCGCAACGTGTTCGCCAACGGCTGCAAAATCTATCTGTCGTTTTCCTCTGGCAAGGACAGCCTGTGCATGGCCAATCTCGTGTATGAGATGATTCTCTCCGGCGAGCTCGACCCCAAGCAGCTGACGGTGACGTTCATTGACGAGGAAGGACTTTACCCCTCCATGGTCGATGCAGCACATCGCTGGCGGCGTAACTTCCTGTCGGTCGGCGCAAAATTCTTATGGTTTTGCTTGCCGTTCAAGCAGGTATGCGTGATAGACCACCTTTCTGCGTCGGAATCGTGGATAACATGGGAGCCGGGCAAAGAAGATGTGTGGATGCACACCCCGCCTGATTTTGCCATCAGGTACAGCCCATACCTGCACCACCCCGGAGAGATGAACTACCAGACGTTCTGCGAAAAGGCGTTCCGCGACGGCATTCAGCTGGTCGGCCTGCGCACGGCAGAAAGTCTGACTCGCTTTAAGTGCATCGCCAACACCAAGATGGAGCGTATCACAAAAGGCGGCAAGTTCTATCCCATCTACGATTGGGTTGATTCCGATGTTTGGCTGTACATCAAAGAGAGAAACCTTGAATTCCCTGAAATCTATATGCGTTTGTACGAAGCTGGTGTGCATAAAAATGCACTCCGGCTTTGCGCTTTCTTTGGAGATACCAGCACACAAGGCCTGCGGTGGGTTGCAGAAACCGACAACGACCTGTGGGAGCGTATCCAGCGGCGAGAGCCAAACGCCTACCTCGTTCTGCTTTACTGGGATTCCGAGATGTTCCGGCGCAGCACCCGCAAGCGGCGTGAGCTGGAAGCAGATACCGAACAGAAGGATTATAAAGCCCTCTGCAAAGACCTGCTGTTCCTCCACCCGGAGCGGTACACCATCGCCAAGGACACCTTATCCCACATCGACCACTGGCGAGGCCTGTTCATAAAGACCTACGGCATCGCTGAACAGAAACACTACAAAACCATGTATGAGGGGCTGCTGTACGGAGATCCCAAGATGCGTATCCTGCGCATTCTCTGGACCACCATCTACAACGACCACAACGCCCGCATCAAGGAGGAGCAGAACCATGGAAAGCATTGACGTATTCGCACCGCTGGCATCCCTCCAGTGGGTAGACCGTAACACCATCCACGCCAACGACTACAACCCCAACAAGGTCAGTGAGGAGAACCTGAAGCTGCTGGTGCAGTCCATCCTGACCAACGGCTGGACGCTGCCCATCGTGGTACGCCCGGACGGAACCATCATTGACGGCTTCCACCGCTGGACAGTATCAGGCCGTGAACCGCTGCTGTCCCTGCTGGGCGGCAAGGTGCCTGTCGTAGTCGTAGACCATCACGGTGACGAGAGTGCCGATGTATACGGCACCATCACACACAACCGAGCTCGCGGAACACACCTGCTCGACCCTATGAAAGCCATCGTGAAGAAGCTCATGGACGAGGGCAAGACCGTGGACGAGATCGGCAAGCAGCTGGGCATGAAGCCTGAAGAAATCTTCCGTCTGTCCGGCTTTACCAAAGACGAGTTCCTGAACATGATGACCAAAGACCATCCGACATACTCCAAGGCCAAGGTCATCCGCAGCATCTGAGAGAGGAGCGTATCACAATGCCTGTCGTAGACATCTATGTTGATAAGCCTGTACCTGTGCAGGACATGAAGTTCACCTTCGTGTATGACCCTGCAATGGTTGAAGCTGCACTCCACCCGCCCGACAGCGGGCAGGAGCAGCCGTTCGGTGCTGAAAAGGTACTGTGACGGGGGCACCCTACCATGAGCGGGCTCGACGACCCCGAAATCATGCTAGTTAGTAAGGGAAAAATCGGCCATTTCGTTACGCTTTGTATAACGAATTTCAAGGAATTTTCCAGATAGTTTTACCAGAAAAGGAGGTGGTTTCTGGATGCCTACAAAAGAAAGACTTGCTGACAGAAACGTGACCACCACCGAACTGGCTCTGATACTGGGAATCACAGGCCGCAGAGTGCAGCAGCTGACACAGGATGGTGTGCTTACCACCGTCAGCCGGGGCAAGTTCGTCTTGTCTGATGCCGTGCAAGCCTACATCGGCAGCATCTCCCGTGGCGGACTGACCAAGGAAGAAGCGGAGGAGGCCAAGAAGATTGAGCGGGTCAAGGCCAAGGCTGAGGCCACGCTCAAGACCAGCAAGGCCAAAATCGCACAGGCAGAAGCCAAGGAGCTGTCTGGGCAGATGCACCGCAGCGAGGACGTTGCTGCCATGACCGCCGAACTTATCTACACCATCCGGGGTGCGCTGATGGCGTTGCCCAGCCGGGTGGCCATCAACGCCGCTGCTCTGTCTGACCCTGCTGAGGTCGCAGAGTATATGCGCGGCGAGGTCAATCAGATTGCGGAGGAAATCGCTCTGTTCCGCTATGACCCGGCCAAGTATGAGGCTCGCGTCCGGGAACGCCGGTCGTGGACTGAAAAACTGGGCGGTGACGAGGATGAGTGACAACGCCGCCATCGACCGTCTGAATGCGCTGGTATCTAAGCTGGTAGAAGCCATCCGACCGCCGCCCAACGTGAGCGTTTCCGAGTGGGCTACCAAAAATCGTGTGCTGTCCCCGGAATCATCGGCTGAACAAGGCCGCTGGCGCAACAGCAGAACGCCCTATCTGGTCGAGATCATGGACGCATACTCTGACCCTCACATCCACCACATCGTTGTCGTGGCGTCCTCTCAGGTCGGCAAGAGCGAGTTTGAGAACAACGTCATCGGCAGAACGATTGACGTCGACCCCGGCTCCATCCTTTTTATCCACCCGGTTCAGACTGATGCCAAGGAGTACAGCAAGCTGCGTATCGCCCCCATGATACGAGATTGCCCCACGCTCCGGGCAAAGGTTGCAGAGAGCAAGAGCCGAGACAGCGGCAACACTATTCTTCAGAAGTCTTACCCCGGCGGCATCCTGACCATGTGCGGCTCCACCGAGGCGCACGCTCTGGCATCGAAACCCATCCGCTATGTACTGGGCGATGAACGTGACCGCTGGGCTGCGAGTGCCGGCACAGAGGGCGACCCTTGGGAGCTTGCAATGGCCCGCCAAACTACGTTTTATAACGCAAAGGCTGTGGAAGTCAGCACCCCGACCATCAAGGGACACAGTGCCATTGCCAAGTCCTACGTCAAGGGAACAATGGAGCGATGGGTATCCCAGTGTCCGCACTGCAAGGGGTTTCACGAGCTGCGCTGGGAAGATATTCGGTACGATTACGACACCATCGAGACCCACGGCGAGAAAACCTACAAGGTCAAGGATGTGTGGTATCTCTGCCCGGAGTGCGGCTGCATTTCAGACGAGGTGACCATGAAGCGGGCACCCGCTCACTGGCAGGCCGAAAACCCGGCAGCCTATGAGAATGGCATCCGCAGCTTCTGGCTGAACAGCTTTGTTTCGCAGTGGGCTGCATGGAAAGACACCGTGCTGAAATACCTGAACGCCTTGGGCGATACCAAGAAGATGCAGGTCGTCTACAACACCCGCCTTGGGCTGCTGTGGGAAGACCGCGGCGATGTGCAGGATGAAGACACCATGTTGGGCCGCAGGGAGGAATACCCGGCGGAACTGCCGGATGGCGTGCTGTTCTTGACCGCTGGCATTGATACCCAAGATGATCGCATGGAGTACGAGATTGTGGGCTTCGGCCACTTTGGGGAAACATGGGGTATCGAAAAAGGCATTGTTATGGGCCGCCCGGACAGTGATGAAGTTTGGCAGCAGCTGGATGAACTGGTTTTTGATAGGCAGCTAAAGTTCTCTGATGGATTGAAGATGACTGTGTCCATTTCGTTCGTAGACGAAGGCGGACACTTTACGCAGGATGTGCGTATGCGCTGCCACGACCGAATCGGCAAAAAGGTTTTCTGCATCAAAGGTATGCCGGGCCCAGATAAGCCTTTTACGGCTCCGCCAAAGAAGCAGAAAATCACGATTCAAAACAAGTACGTTGGGATGTGCTGGCAATACCAGATAGGTGTTGACTCTGGAAAGCAAATCATCATGGACGATTTGAAAGTACAGGAGCCGGGAGCTCGATATTGCCATTTCCCGCGCCGGGATGACTACGGTCTGAGATATTTCAACGGCTTGTTGTCCGAACATTTGATTTACAAAGAGGGGCACCGAAACCCATGGCAGTGGGATAAAATCTCCGGCCACGAGCGCAACGAGCCTTTAGACTGTCGGAACTACGCTCTGGCAGCTTACAAGGTCGTACCAAAAGACCTAGATGCCATTGACCGCAGGCTAAAGCAGCTGCGCGGCAAGGCAGTCGATACCCCGGCAGTAGTAAATATTCAACAACCCATCTCCCGCTCCCGGTCAACCGGCAGGAAGCGGGAGAAACTTTTAGACGACTGGTGAGGTGTGAGGTATGGATACCGTGACCATCAAAAAGCGGCTGGAGTTCCACACGCAGCGGCTTGACAACCTGTATTTGGCCTATAACAAGCTGCTTTCCGGCGGCGTGAAAAGCTACCGTCTTGATGACCGGGAACTTACACGCCTCGACCTCGGCAAATTGAGCGATGAAATCAAGGATGCCGAGGAAAAAGTCGATGAACTGACTGCGCTGCTGAACGGCCAGGGTGCCCGCAAGGCATTTGCCGTTATTCCGCGCGATTGGTAATTTTTTAGGGTGACGGCCCATCTGGGCCTTTGCCGCGGGCTGGCTGCTTTTTACTCCTTTCCCCAGCCAGCCCGCTTAGTTTGAAATTTACGGAGGCGATTACTTTTGAGCGTCAGATACCGCGTCACTGCTGCACCGCAAGCCAGCGGATACAGCGAAGCGGGCGCATCCTACAAGCGGCGCGCGCTGCGGGCATTCTTCCCCAACAGCAACTCGCCGAGCAGCGATATACACGACAACGCCGACACCCTGCGGCAGCGCAGCCGGATGCTCTACATGAGCGCACCGATTGCCACGAGTGCCATCAACACCAACCGCACAAAGGTGGTCGGCACTGGCCTGAACCTGAAAGCAACCATTGACCGAGATGTGCTGGGGCTTTCCCCGGAGGCAGCCAAAGAATGGCAGACCAAGACCGAGGCCGAGTTCCGACTGTGGGCGGAGAACCGCCGCAGCTGCGATGCCATGGGGCTGAACAACTTCTACGGCTTGCAGCAGCTGGCCTTGAAAAGCTGGCTCATGAGCGGCGACGTGTTCGCCGTGGTGAAAATCCGCAACCCGGACAAGCTGCATCCCTATGGCCTGCGGCTGCATCTGGTGGAGGCCGACCGAGTGTCCACCCCGGACAAGTTCGGCGGTCTGCTGGATGGTCTGGGCTACACCGAGGGCAAAAACCCCGGCAACGGAAACAAAATCTATGACGGCGTGGAAGTAGACAGCAGCGGTGCAATCGTGGCCTACTGGGTGCGAAACACCTACCCGCACGAATGGAAGAGCGATACGACCACATGGCAGCGGGTAGAGGCCGTCGGCGCAACTACCGGGCTACCCCAGATCCTGCACATCATGGAATCGGAACGCCCGGACCAGTACCGTGGTGTTCCGCTCATTGCGCCCATCATCGAACCGCTGCTCCAGCTGCGCAGATACACCGAATCGGAACTGATTGCAGCACTGGTCCAGAGCTACTTCACGGCGTGGATTGTCACCAACACGTCCAAGAGCGGCATTCCGTTCAGCGAAACTGGAAGCGGTGACCTTGGCGGTGTTCCTGTGGATAATCCACAGGCCAGCAATGTCAGCCACAGTGATTCCGAATATGAGATGGGGCCCGGTCAGGTTTTTCACCTCGGCCAAGACGAGGATGTCAAGTTTGGAAATCCGAATCTCCCGACTGCGGGCTTTGATACGTTCGTTCGGACGATGTGCAAACTGATGGGCGGTGCCATTGAGATGCCGTACGAACTGCTGCTGAAAGAGTTCAACGCCAGCTATTCGGCAAGCCGTGCTGCCCTGCTGGAAGCATGGGAGGCGTTCAAGATGCGCCGCACATGGCTGGTGGACAGCTTCTGCCAGCCCGCATATGAAATCTGGCTGGCAGAGGCCGTAGCCCGTGGGCGAGTAATCGCTCCTGGCTTTTTTGATGACCCGCTGCTCCGTGCTGCATGGTGCGGCGCCCGCTGGATTGGCCCTGTGCAGGGCAGTCTTGACCCCGCCAAGGAAGTCAATGCAGCCGTTCTCCAGACGCACCACGCCTTTAAGACCCACGAACAGGTCACCCTTGAGATGGGCGGCGGCGACTGGACCGAAAACGCCGAACAGCTGGCTCGTGAAAATGAGCTGCTGAAAGCAGCTGGCAGTGAGGGCGCAATCGAAACCACCGCCAGCATTACGACACAGGGAGGTAAGCAAAATGCCCAAACCGAATAACGCACCGCAGGTGAACATCCAGCGGCCTTGTTACGCAATGGCCAGCACTGACGGCCAGACCGCGGATATTACTATGTACGGCGAAATCGTGGAAACGCAGCCCATCGACTGGTGGACTGACGAGCCGATTCCGGGACAGTACATCATCGAGAGCGAGTTCCTGTCGGACTTGCAGCAGGTCGAAAACTGCCCGCAGATCATCATCCGCATGGACAGTCTGGGCGGCGATGCGGGCGTTTCCATCCTGATTCACAACAGGCTGCGCGAACTGGCCGCCAAGGGCACGAAGCTGACCTGCATTGTGGACGGCGTGGCCATGTCTGGCGGCAGTCTTATCATGTGCGCCTGCGATACGGTAAAGGTGAATCCTTCCAGCCTTGTGATGATTCACAAGTGCTGGACTCCCATTCGAGGCGCGCTCAATGCTGACGAACTTCGCAAGGCTGCGGAAGCCAATGATGCATGGGATAAGAGCCAAGTCGCCATCTACAAGCGGAAGACTGGCCTGTCTGAAACCGTGCTGCTGCACATGATGGGCGACACCACCTATATGACGGGCAAGGAGGCCATCGAAAAAGGCTTTGCCAATGAACTGCTGGACGATGCCGAGCCCGTGGCAATTTCCGCAAGCGCAGACCGCCAGACCATCTATGCAAAGGGTCACGCCCTGCGCCTGATGCCCGGCGTAAAGCTGCCCGACAACATCCCTATGGCTAAAGCGGCTGCACCTGCTGCCGCTACTGCAAATACACCGGCGGCACCCGCCGCCCAGTCCAACGAAGGAGGACAATCCACTATGGCAAACAATGCAAATCCCACCACTGCAACCCCCGCAGCGGAAAACCCGCAGGCCGCAGTTGACGCAGCCGTGAGCGCGGAGCGCAACCGTCTGGCCGAAATCGATTCGGTGGCAAGCCTGTTTGACCCCGCTCTGGTGCAGGAGGCCAAGTACGGCGAGACCGCTTGCGATGCTCGCGAGCTGGCATTCCGCGCCGCCAAGGCTGCTGCTGCGCAGGGTCACGAGTTCCTGGTGAATCTGGCGGCGGATAACGCCGCATCTGGTGCACAGAGTGTGGAAGCTGTTCCGGGCGCGTCTGCTTCCGGCGACCCGGAAGCCCTGCCTGATGCAAAGGGCAACGTGCCCAAGACGCAGGCCGAGCGCATGGCTGCTGCCGAAGCGGTCGTTGCTGAACTGCTCGACGATGACAAGAAGTAAGGAGGAATACTACTATGAGCGAACTGAGCAAATCTCTCGGCACCATGGAGTATGACGGCCTGATTGCCGACATCAACCCCAAGCTGGTTGTCAGCGGTGGCACCCTCCGCAAGCTGGGTGCTGCTGGCACCATCAAGCGCGGCACCGTTCTGGCTAAGTCCGGCGGTACCGCAGGCGATAACAAGCTGGTGGCGCTGGGCACCGCTGCCAGCGGTGATACGGAGACCCTGACTGCATACGCCATCCTGTGCGATGATGTTGAGGTTGGCACCACTGATGATGTGACCGTTCCCGTCTATCTGGCCGGCTGCTTCAACCTGAACAAGTGTGTCACCATCAATGACCATACTATCACCGAGGCTGAGAAGGATGCCCTGCGTAACGGCGGCATTTTCTTCAAGGCTGCTGCACCTGCACTGTGAGGAGGATACAACAATGCCTGCTGAACTGAATTTCTTCGATACCTATACCCTGATGGCCGTGGAACGGCGTGCTGTTCCCAGACAGACCTTCTTCCGTGACCGCTACTTCGGCACCGACGACGGCGATATCTTCAACTCCGACAAGGTTCTGACCGAGTACATGGACGGTGACCGCAAGATGGCCGCATTCGTTGGACCTCGTGTCGGTGCAATCCCGATGGAGCGCGTGGGCTACGAGATCCACGAGTTCGAGCCCGCTGCCATCGGTGTGAGCCGCGAACTGTCCGTCGATGACCTGACCAAGCGCGGCTTCGGCGAGGCTATCTATGCCAACAGCACTCCCGCCCAGCGTGCCGCAAGGCTGGTTCAGAACGACCTCGTGGACATGGACAACCGCATCATCCGCACCGAGGAGTGGATGTGCGCACATACCATGCTGGAGAACGGCTGCACCATGCAGGAGATGATCGACAACCAGACCAAGGGCGAGGCCAAGGTCGTGAAGTTCTACAACCCCGGTCACGAGAACGACCACATCTACACTGCGGCCCATAAGTGGAACGAGACTGATGGCGATTTCTTCGGCGATGTTCCTGCCATGTGCCGTTTGCTGTCCAAGCGCGGCCTGCGCGCCGTTGACATGCTGCTGGGTGCCGATGTGTACGATGCCGTCCTGAACATGGAAAAGGTTCAGCGTCTGCTGGATAAGAACTCCGGCATCATCGTCGGCAAAATCGAGCAGGAACTGAGCGCATACGATGGCGTTACCTACGGTGGCACCCTCAACTTCCGCGGCTATAAGCTGAACCTCATCTCCGTGGATGAAACCTACGTCGACACCGCCAACGCAGAGCAGCGTTACTTTCCGAAGACCGATGCGCTGATTACGGCTCCGGCCTGCGGTCACCTGATGTATGGTGCTATTACTCAGATCAACTACGGCGATACCAAGCACTCCACCATCGCCGCCCGCCGCGTTCCCAAGTTCAGCATCGATCAGGAGAACGATGTGCGTAAGATGAGCCTGAAGACCCGCCCGCTGGCTGCGCCCAAGAACTATATCCCTTGGATTCGCGCCAAGAACGTGGTCGGTTAAGTCCGGCCTGAAAGGAGTACACCGATGATTGTTGAAATTCTTTGCGGCGGCTACGGCTGCCCCACCAAAACAGGTGTTCACACTGTTTCGCGCGGCGAGCGGTGTGAGGTCAGCGATGCCGAAGCAGCCCGCCTTATCGGGCTGGGTGTGGCGAAATATGTGTTTTCCGCTCCCACTGCCCCGGAAACAGCCCCTGCAGACGTTCCGGCAACTGCGGAAGGTAACGACACCCCTGACGAGGAAGCCTCGCAGGGCGGCTCGGAGACGGCCACCCTTGCCCCCGACCAGCTGCGCAGCATGACCGTTGCCAATCTGAAAAAGCTGGCGGCGGATATGGGCATCGACACGAAACAGCTCAAAACCAAAGATGCACTCATCGAGGCCATCTGCGCCGAGGAAGTAATTCCCGGCGATGAGTGCGCCAGCGGCCCGGAGCTGTCTGCTGCGATGCCCACGGCGTGAGCGCCTTTAAGGACGCTGTGCGGGAAGACCTGAACAGCGTCTTTCTGAATCTGGACGAGTTCGCCGAGACACATACGGTCTACTATGACGGAGAGGAATACCCTGATGTTCCTCTGGTTCTGACCGGGCTTTCCGAAAAGGAACGAGTGCGCCAGACCATCAGCGACCATGCACAGGGTCTGTACCGGGTCAGCCGGGTGCTGCACTGCAATATTGCAGCCCTCGGCGGAAAGCAGCCTGAGAAGGATTGCAAGCTGGGCATTGACGAGGATGGATTCGTCCGAAACTACTATGTGGCATCCTCTGTCTGCGAGATGGGGATGCTGCGGGTGGAACTGGAGGCGATTGACGAATGAGCTGGCAAGAATATATGTCCTACGAGCCTCTTAACGTCAAAGAACGTCCGGCGGCTGCTCTTGCAGTGACTGTTGAATCGGATATTGACCGAGTGTCTGCACTTCTGTCTGGCATCAAAGGCGGCTGGCAACAGGCTGCTGGTTCTGCGCTTGCAAGAGCTGCAAATGCAGGAAAAACGGAGGCCAAGAAAGCCGTAACGGAGCAGTATGCGCTTAGTGCGAGCGAGTTTGTCAACCGCACAAAGAATGTCAACCATTTCAACCGTTCGTCAGATGGCGAAATCACGGTAAGTTTTGGCTACCGTGGCTCTGTTATTCCGCTGATGCGTTTTGATACGAGCATAGACCGTTCTGGTCGTGTCGTTACCCGCGTTATGAAAACGAGTACCAAAAAAGCCCTCGACCACGCATTTAGCGCAAAGATGGGTAGCCATATCGGTGTTTATGAGAGAATCGGCACCAGCCGCTTCCCTGTGAAAGAACTGTATGGTCCATCAACGCCGCAGATGATTGGAACCAACGAAAGTGTTGCAGATCAGGTCGAGGACAAGATGGCGGAGGTGTACGAAAAACGCATTGAGCATGAAATCACGCGAATTTTGAACGGATGGGGTGTCTGATATGACCAGCGTTGTTTTGCTTGAGCAGCTGAAAGCATTTACGGAGAAAATCATGGCCGATATGATTCTCCCGGTGGCTATGCAGCAGGGCGATACCGAACAGGCCTACCGTGCCCCGGAAGTCTATCTGATGCGGCTGCCCGACAGTCGTTCCGCCAAGAAGAAAGCCCCGTACATCATCCATCGGGTCATCCCACTGGCAACGGAGCAGCAGCCCGGCAGCGAAGAGCGCACGGTGGTTTCTGTGCGCTCTATCTTTTGCTGCTACAACCCGGATGAACAGGAGGGCGACCTTGCTCTCTTGAACATGATGGAGCGGTTTCGTGTGGAATTGCTCAAAGTCCGCAAGGTAGGCGGCACTGGCACCGATGGAAGGCATCGGTATCAGTTTGCGCTTGACCTGTCTCCCGGTCATAAGCTGGAAAGCGTTCCTTACGACGAGGAAACCAAACCGTATTACGCCGGAGAGATGATTACCTACTGGAAGCTGCCGACTGTGCAGCAAACGGAGGACATTAAATTATGGCGGTAAAAAAGACCGCGGCGGAACAGCCCGCCGAAACCACCGTAAACGCCGAGCCTGCGCAGAGCAAGCCCGGCGTTTCCATTTACATCGGTCCGTCTATTCTGGGCTATATCCAGAAAAATACGATTTACCCCTGCGCTGCTGCGGAGGCGGTGAATCGTGACGATGTGAAAATCGCCACCGAGAAATATCCCGGCGTGGCCGACTTCATCATCGATGTGGCCGAACTGAACACTACGCCTGAAAAGGCAAAAGCACGCGGCGAGGCTATCCTTGCGTATGCCCGGATGCTCGCCAAATCCAAGTAAGGAGGATTACATACTATGGCAGATCATGGTATTAACGTCAGCCGCGCCGACACCGCCGTGGCAACCCCGAACGCCGCAACCTGCGGCATCCCCTTTGTCATCGGTACGGCACCGCTGTCCAAGGCAACTGGCACCGCTGCAACCGCTGGCACCCCTGTACTGTGCACCAGCTACACCGAAGCAGAGGAACAGTTGGGTTATGACAACGACTGGGCAAAGTTCACCGTTTGCGAGGTGATGTACTATCACTTCAAGCTGTGTGCCTGCCAGCCGGTTATTTTCCTGCCGCTCGCAGAAAACGCCGAGGCAGAGGCTGTGGCAGCTGCTGTAGAGCAGGTCGAGGCTTGTCTGACGATGTTCGGCATTGTGCCTGACCTGATTATGGCACCCGGCTTCTCCAAGGAGGCTACCGTTGCTGCTGCGCTGGCTGCAAAGGCGGGCTCCATCAACGGTATGTTCTCTGGCAAGGCTCTGGTGGATATTTCCGCAAAGACCTATACTGCCGCAGTGCAGGCCAAGAACGCTGGCACTTACGACCAGAAGTCCATTCTGTGCTGGCCTAACGGCACTCTGGGCGATCTGAAGTTCCACGGCTCCACCCTCATGGCGGGCTGCCTCGCGGAGACCGACACCAACAATGGCGGCATCCCTTACGAGAGCCCCTCCAACAAGACCGTCCACATCGACGGTCTGTGCGATGATGACGGTGCAGCCATCAACCTGACCTACAATCAGGCAAACGTGGTCGATGCTGCCGGCATCTGCACGTTCCTGAACTTCATGGGCAGCTGGACCGCATGGGGCAACCACACTGGCTGCTACCCCAAGTCCACTGATGTGAAGGACTACTTCATCCCGCTCAGCCGTATGTTCGACTACGTCTCCAACACCCTCATCAAGACATTCTGGAGCAAGCTCGACAAGCCGATGAACCGTCGTCTCATCGACACCATTCTGGATAGCGCCAACATCTGGCTGAACGGTCTGGTGGGCGCAGGCTATCTGCTGGGTGCCCGTGTGGAAATGCTGGAAAACGAGAACCCGCTGACCAGCCTGATGGCGGGCAAAATCAAACTGCACGTCTACATGACCCCGCCCTCTCCGGCGCAGGAAATTGATTTTGTGCTGGAATATGACGCTGACTATGTGACCAGCGCACTCCAGTCCTAAAAAGGAGGCACTACAATGGCAATCGATCAGAGCGTTATCAACTTCGCGGTCTATGAGGACAGCGTGGAGTATCTGGGTATGTCGAAAGTTACCCTGCCGGATGTTACCTTTCTGACGCAGAGCATTTCGGGTGCTGGTGTCGGTGGTAACGTCGAAGCGGTCATTCTGGGCCATTTGGAGGCTATGACCCTTGGTCTGGAATTCCGCACCACCACGCCGCAGTCCGTCCAGTTGTCGGAGCCGCGCCGCCACAGCATTGACCTGCGTGTGGCGAACCAGTATGAGGATCCTGTTGCAGGCACGGTCGAGGCACGGAAGGAAAAGCATGTTTTCGTGGTCGTGCCCAAATCGACAAAGGGTGGCACCATTGCACCCGCAACGCCCACCTCTGGCTCCGGTGAATACGCTGTCCGCTACTGGGCAACGTACATCAACGGTAAGAAGGTGCGTGAACTGGACCCCCTCAACTTCATCTGCTACATCAACGGTGTGGATTATCTGGCCGGTGTCCGTGCGGCCCTGGGCAAGTAATCCGCATATACCGTTTCGCCGGAGCTGCATTTTGCAGTCCCGGCCTATTTTTTGAGCGTGAAAGGAGCTATCCAGCATGAACGCCGTCATTGACCCGAAAGAATTTGATGCAGCACAGGCTGCCGCTGCAAAGGCTGCTGCCGCTGCTGACCCGTATACCTACACCCACAAGCTCCAGAAGCCCCTTGACTATGAGGGCAAGCACTACGAATCCCTTACGTTTAACTGGGGCAAGCTGACCGGCAATGACTCCATCGCCATCGAGGCAGAGCTTACGGCTCTGAACCAGCCGGTGATCATCCCCTCGGTGAGTGCGGGCTACCTTATCCGCATGGCCTGCCGGGCGTGTACTGAGCCTATCGGTGTTGATGTTATCGGTGCTATGAGCATCCGGGACTACAACACCATCCGCACCAAAGCAAGAAATTTTTTGCTGAGGTCGGACTTGTAACCGGTGATGGCGGCGTGTGGCTGCGGCGACAGGTGCTTGCAATGGCACAGGTCAACTGTACGCCTGCGCCCTACTGGCTGGAAATGCCCCTGTATCAGTTCCGGCAATGGATCCGCAGCAGCAATGACCTCATTGCCGAGCGCCAGAGAGTGAGAAAGGACGGTAAGTAGTGGCTCGTAAAGAGTGGGAGCTGCTGTTCAACCTGTCCGCCAAACAGAACAGCAGCTTTTCCAGTACATTCAAGGCTGCTCAGTCTGCCCTTGTGGAAACGCAGGGAAAGATTCAGCAGTTGAACAAAGTACAATCCGACATTTCGGCGTACCAGAAGCAGCAACAGGCCGTTGACGCAACCCGTCAGCGGCTTTCTGTTTTGCAGCAGCAGTACGACAACATCCAGAAAGAGATTCAGGAAACCGAGGGCTACTCCTCCGCGCTGGAAAACAAGCTGCTTTCCAAACAGGCGCAGATCGACAAGACCACGGCCTCCCTGAACACTTATGAGCAGCGTTTGGCTGCCACCGGGAATGCTCTGCACGAAGCTGGCGTGGATACCACGCAGCTGACGGCGGAAAGCGTCCGGCTGGAAACTGAGGTCGATAAGCTCAAGGATAAGCAGGTTGACCTCAAGAAAACGATGGACGAGGCCGGTGAGGGCGCAAAGGGATTCGGTGAAAAATCGGTCGAGGCGCTTGAGACGGTCGAGGCCACGCTGGCCACGGTCGGCATTTCAAAGGCCCTCGGAGAAATCCGGGATGCCTACATGGACTGCATCAACACCACAGGTGATTTTGAAGCATCCATGAGCAATGTCGAGGCTCTCTCCGGTGCTACCGGCGAGGAATTGACAACCCTGTCCGACAAGGCCAAGGAAATGGGCGCAACCACGAAATTCACCGCTGGTGAATCGGCTGATGCTCTGTCCTACATGGCTTTGGCAGGCTGGGACACCCAGTCTATGCTGGAGGGCATCAGCCCGGTGCTGAATCTGGCTGCTGCCGCCAACATGGATCTGGCGCAGGCATCCGATATTGTCACCGACTACCTGACCGCCTTTGGCCTGAAAGCCTCCGACACCACACACTTTGTGGACGTGATGGCCTACGCCATGGCCAATTCCAACACGGATGTCATCCAGTTGGGTGAGGCTTACAAGGCGTGTGCAGCTACCGCTACATCCCTCGGCTACTCGGTCGAGGAAACCACCGCTGTGCTGGCTACCATGGCCAACGCCGGTGTCAAGGGCGGCGAGGCTGGCACGGCCCTGAACGCCATCTTCACCCGCCTTGCAACCAACACGAAAGAGTGCGGGGACACCCTTGCAGAATACGGTGTGCAGATTTATGATGCGCACGGCAATATGCAGAGCCTGTCCAGCATCCTCACAGGCATGGCCGGTATCTGGGACACCCTGACCGACCAAGAGCAAGCCAACCTTGCAAAGGTCATTGCCGGCACGAACCAGTATTCTAAACTGCAAACCATCATGGCCGGGTGCAGCGAGGCCGCAGCCGAGGGCGGGCAGTCTTTTGCGGACTACACCGCAGCTCTGAACGACTGCGCCGGATCTGCCGATAAAATGGCAGGCACCATGCTCGACAACATGAACGGCAGACTGACGCTGATGCAGTCCGCAGCAGACGGCCTGAAAATCGCCATCGGTGAGGATTTGACCCCGGTGATGTCGGATTTGTACGATGTCGGCGCGGAAGTTCTGGGCTGGATGCAGGGATTTGTAGAGGAAAATCCCGGTGTAGTCAAGGGAATTGCGGCAGGAACCGTCACGCTGGGCGGCCTTGTCGGCACGCTGACTGCGGTTTCAGCTGGCATAAAACTAGCTCATGCGGCGGCAACTCTGTTCACTGGCTCTCTGGCGGGACTTGCTGGCCCGCTGACGCTTGCATCTGTGGCGATTGCAGGAACGGTTACGCTCGTCACGGCACTGGCAACATCTGCCGATGCAATGGTGCCCTCTGTAAAGGAGCTGACCAGCGCCGCTCGTGACATGGGCGACAGCATGGAAGAAGCGAGCGCAAGCTACGATTCCACCTTGTCCAACATGGCAGCGACCGCCAGCGTTGCGGACCAGTACATCAGCAAGTTGGAGGCCATCGAGGCCGCCACAAATGGGAACACGGACGGAAATGCCGAATACCACGACACGCTGGCCCGGCTGTCTGTTCTGATGCCCAGTCTTGCAGATGATATTGACCTTGAGACCAATTCCATCAAGGGCGGCACCGCAGCGCTGCGCCAGCACACGGATGCCTATGTGGCGGATGCCAAGGCACAGGCCCGGCAGGAATACCTGAACACCCTTTATGACCAGTACAACAATGTGCTGGTTGAGAGCGCTGAGAACGAAACCAAGTTGGCGACCGCGCAGGCAAAGGTGGAAAAATCCAATGCCGGCATGTCTGCTGCCTACGATAAGCTGCTGACCGCCCTCGGCCTGACGGATGAGCAGTTCAAGCTCACCTACGGCACGGTGGAAGATCTGCCGTGGCGCACCATGAGTGAGGATGTGCAGCAACTGCGCACTGAGTATATGGGATACTCGGATGACCTTGTCACTGCCCGGCGGGAGGTCGAGAACTACACCGCCGCCGTAGAACAGGATCGGGAGGCTATCAATGCCGCCGAGGCCGAGTATCAGGAGGCCAGCGCCGCAGTCGATGCCCTGAATGCTTCGCAGCAGTCCGCCGCCGACAGCGCAGACGATGTTGCAGCGCAGCAGCAGAATGTGGCGAATGCCATCTCTGATGCAGAGCTTCGGATTCAGGACATCATTGCCGCCTACAAGGATGCCTATGATGAAGCCTACGGCAGCATCAGCGGCCAGTATGCGTTGTGGGATTCTGCGGAAAAGGTCGTTTCGACCTCCGCTGCATCCATCAACAATGCACTGCAAAGCCAGATCACCTACTGGGACAACTACAACCAGAACCTCGAAAAGCTGAATGAACGGGCGGCTGACATCGACGGTCTGAGTGAAGTTATCGCCAGTTTTGCGGATGGCAGCAAGGAATCCGTCAATGCGATTGCCGGTATGGCCTCGGCCTCGGACGCTGACCTCGCCAAAATGGTTGAGAACTACGCCGCGCTGAAAGAAGCGCAGGATACCACCAGCGAATCTATCGCCGACCTCAAGACCGGCATGAGCAATTCTATGGACGAAATCGCCCAGACCGTAGCCGATACCGTATCGGAAATGGATATGAGCGACGAGGCCACGGAAAGCGCCAAGGCGACGATTCAGGGCTTCATCGATGGCGCATCCAGCATGATGCCCCGTGTGCAGGAAGCCTATGCCAAAATCGCCTCGGCGGCCTCTACTGCGCTGGCAGGCTCCAACGAGCGCTACAATGTCAACCACGGAATCCCCGGATATGCTGTTGGTACGGAAGATGCGGCCCCCGGCTTTGCCCTCGTTGGTGAGCATGGCCCGGAGCTGGTCTACTTCAACGGCGGGGAATCTGTTCTGACGGCCTCGGAAACCAGACGGGAGATGGAGAGCGCAAGCGTTACCCCCATGAGTGCTGAGCTGCCAGAGAGCAGCGGCTCCTCCTCAGCACGCAGCACGGTTCCTATATCGCTCTCGCCGGTTTACCATATCTCAGGTATATCTGATACTGCCGAGCTGCAAAACGTCCTGAATGCCCAGAATGACAGCCTGAGAGAACTTGTCCTCGAAATCGTGAAAGATGCAGAGGACGATGATTTCAGAGGGAGGTATGCATGAGTAAAACCTATACGACTGTGCAAGGCGACCGCTGGGACAGCGTGGCCTATAAGCAGCTCGGCAGTTGCGCCTATGCTCCCAACCTGATGGCTGCTAATCCGCAGCACTTGGGCTATTTTGTGTTCCCGGCCGGAATCGTTCTGACGCTCCCGGATACCGAGACACAAACCAGCTCCACCTTGCCCCCGTGGAAGAAGGTGGTCACATGAGCGACGAAAATACCGCCCGCCATGCCGAGTGTACTGTGGAGTTTGACGGTGTGGACATCACCAGCAGCATCAAGCCCTACCTGCTGTCGCTGACATTTACCGATAATGAGGAAGATGCCAGTGACGACCTGCAGATCAAACTCCAAGACCGGGAGGGCGTTTGGATGACCGACTGGCTCCAGAAGATGCTGGACGGCGATGTGTCGGCCGCATCTTCTGATGGCTACAAGGTTGGTGACGTGGTGCAGTTTCTCGGTGGTCCTCACTACAAGGCATCTACCGACAAAAAGGCAAACGGAACACCAAAGGCTGGCCCGGCCAAGATCACCATCATCAAACAGGGTGCGCTGCACCCGTACCATGTTATTCACACGGACGGAACGTCCCGGGTCTATGGCTGGGTCGATGCCAGCGAGATCTCCGGTAAATCTGGCGGCAGTTCTTCCGGCAGCGGTGAAGGCGGCCTGAAAATCCGGGCTACCATCACGGCTTGTAACTGGCACTCTGACGGGAAGGATGAGGCGCTGGACTGCGGGGAGTTTGAGTTGGACAGCATAAACGCATCCGGCCCGCCCGACATCATCACCATAAAGGCCACGGGGCTGCCCTATACCAGCCAGATCCGGCAGACCAAGCAGAGCAAGGGTTGGGAAAAGTACAAGTTATCCGGCATCGCCAATGAAATGGCGAAGAAGAACGGTATGCAATCCCAGTTTCTTGCAAAGCAAGACCCGGAGTATAAGCGTGTGGAGCAGTACCGCTGCTCTGACATCGACTTCCTGTCGCAGCTGTGCCATGATGCCGGCCTGTCGCTGAAATGTACAGACGGCAAAATCGTCATCTTCGACCAGAAGGAATACGAGGGAAAAGATTCTGCCTGGACTGTCACCAAGGACGACAAGAGCTATATCAAGTGGAGCCACACGCTCGGCCAGGCCGGAACGCAGTATGCGTCCTGCCGGGTGTCCTATGTTGGGCCGAACGGCAAGCCCCTTGAGGGTATCTCCTACGTCAAGGACTACGATGCCAAGAGCAAAACCAACCAGCAGCTGGAAGTTTATGCCCCGGTCACGAGCAAGGCCGAGGCCAAAGAACTGGCGGCCAAAAAGCTCCGACTGCACAACAAGTTTGAGCGTCAGGTGGGCTTTACCTATTCCGGTGATCCGGGCAAGGTGGCCGGTCTGACGTTTGAGGCTAAGGACTTCGGGCCGTGGGATGGAAAGTACATCGTGAAGCAGGCCAAACATACCGTGACTGGCTCTGGCGGGTACACCACGCAGGTTTCCGGCCGTCATGTTTTAGGAGGGTACTAATGAACACTGCTGTTGATGTTCGTCTCGGTAAAGTCACCGACGTGAACAAAGAAAAGCGCCTTGTCCGTTGTAAGTTTGAGGACACCGGCATCACGTCCGGCTGGCTCCCGGTGATGCAGCACTACAAAGCCATTGTCTATACAGAGTCAGCCGGTGAGCATAATCACCAGTATATCCACCCCAGCCCCTACAACCTTGAAATCAAAAAGACCATGGATGGCTCCCGCCAGATTTGGGATGAAGAGGAAAAGGTTATCGGAGCGGACAACTCCACCGACCATCAGCACAAGTCTCATGTGGTGTGGTGGGTGCCCGCCATTGATGACATCGTGATCTGTCTGTACCTGCCGTGCTTCAACGCTGACGGCTTCGTGTTGGGAGGGATTTATCCGTGATTGTTGGATGCCTCGGAGACATTATCTTTGCCGTGTTCGATGGTTACGTCAAAACCATCAAGGACATGGCGCAGAGCGTGTCTGCCAGATACACCACCCATCAGCGTGCCGGAGGCAAGGCTCTGGCCGAGTTTACGGGCACGGATGCCGACACCATCACGTTCGATATTGAACTTTCGGCGTACCTTGGCGTGGCTCCAAGCAAGCAGCGCGAGATCCTGAAGGGGTATGTCGATAATCACACGACGCTGCCGTTTGTCCTCGGCAATGAAGTCTTCGGCAGCTATCGGTGGGTCATCAAATCCGTGAAATTCAAGACCAAGTACACAGACGCTTTCGGCGTTCCGACATGGATTACTGCGAGCGTCACTTTACTGGAATATCCGAGAGAGTGAGGCGATTTTATGAGCAATTATCTGGTGTCGGCAAATGACCTGACCTCCATTTCCCTCGGCGAGCAGGATACCGTGGCCAGCATTTTGCAGAACATCGCCGTCATCCTATCCACGCCGAAAGGCACCGTGCCGGGCTACCGGGAGTTTGGCATCGACATCTCGGATATTCTTGACCGCCCGGAAAACGTGGCGCAGCCTATGCTCTGCGCCGCCATCAAGGAAGCCATCGAACGGTTTGAACCGAGAGCCACTTATATGGGGACTACGTTCAAATCCTCCAAGGACAACCCCGGAACGATGCTTCCCGTTGTGGAGGTGAGCATCAATGCGTAGTACCGCAGACCACCAGTTCATCAGCACCGATGTTGACGAACTGGATGCGCTGCTCTGTGCGGGGTATGAGCAGTTTTTTGGCACATCCGTGCGCCCCGGCAGCCCGGAACGGCTGTTCATCTCGTGGATTGAGGACGCGATAATCTACGAGCGTGCCCTCAACAACCACGCTGACAACCAGAATCTGCCCAGCCGGGCAGAGGGCGAGAATCTGGATGCGCTGGCGGAGCTGTTCTACTTGCAGCAGCGCCCGCAGCCTACCGCAGCAACCTGCACCATGCGTTTCAACATCAGCGAGGCGCGGCAGAGTGCAATCCTCATCCCGTCCGGCACTCGCGTCACGGACGCAAACGCCTCGCTGTATTGGGCAACCACGGCAGATGAATATGTGCCTATCGGTTCGACCTATACGGACGTTACGGTGGTATGCCAGACCTCCGGCACTGTCGGAAACGACTTTGCGGTCGGCGACATTAACACCATTGTTGATGTGTACGACTATTATTCTGGCTGCTCCAACGTCACGGCCAGCGCCAACGGCAGCGATGCCCCGGACGATGACGAGTTCTACCAACTGCTGCTTGATAGTCAGGCGGCGTGGTCCAGCGCAGGGCCTGTTGGCAGCTACAAGTATTTCGCCAAGAGCGTGTCCACTAAAATCGCCGATGTGGTGGCGAACAACCCAAGCCCCGGCACTGTCTGCCTGTACGCCGTCATGGATGATGGCAGCATTGCCCCGGACGAAACCAAGAAAGCGATGGTGGAGGTTTGCTCTGCCGATGAGGTACGGCCTCTGACCGACCGTGTCATATCTGGTGACCCCGATGTTGTGACCTACAACATCGACCTGACCTACTATCTGACCCGCGATGGCGACATTTCCGCTACTGACGCACAGACACGAGTAAACGAGGCCGTGCAGCAGTACATCAAATGGCAGTCCGGCAAGATGGGCCGGGACATCAACCCCGACAAGCTGCGGTATCTGCTGCTGGAAGTCGGCATCAAACGTGTTGACCTTAAACAGCCGGCATTCACTCCGCTGGAAGACGGAAAACCGTCCGTTGACCTCACCTCGGACAAGGTGCCGCAGGTAGCCAAGGTGGGTACAGTCACCGTGCAGAGCGGAGGGTACGAGGATGAATAACGGCCTGACCGCCGAGCGGATGATGGATTCCTTCCCGCTTGCGCTCCAGAAAGATCCGAAAATGGTCGCTCTGGCTCATTCCATCGCCAACGTGCTGGAAATGAGGCTTGATGAAATCACCCTCGGCCAAATCTATACTCGCATCGATGAACTGCCGGAAGACCTGCTGGATATTTTGGCAAAAGACTTTGCTGTAGATTGGTATGACAAGTCTTATACCCTTGAAGAAAAGCGCAAAACAATCAAGGGCAGTTGGTATGTGCATAGGCATCGTGGAACAAAAGCGGCAGTGGAAGCCGCAATAGCGGCACTTTATCCGAATCCGGTCATCGAGGAATGGTTTGATTACGACGGTTCACCTTACCATTTCCGACTCAGAATACCGGTGGATTATATCGACACTGCCAAACACGAACAGATTTGCAGAAAAATCATCTGCTACAAGAATTTGCGGTCACATCTGGACAGGATTATTTATGAAATATCGTCAAGAAATTTGACTTCTGCTTATATTGCCGGTGCTCCGTGCGGGATGTACTGCACCATGAGCGCCCGGGTGCGGGGCAAGATACCGCCGCAGAGCGGCAGGGTGGCAGCCTTTGCCGGTGCGGCAGCAGCGGGCGTATACGCGCAAATCGGAGCAAAATTGAGATTGGAGGATCGATAAAATGAGTTGGAACACATCCGCGTACACACAGCTTGGTGTGGCTATGCTGACCGAGGCTATGGCCGGTAAGCGCATGACGTTTACTCGGGCAGTTGGCGGCGCTGGCACCGTGGCCGCCGACGACCTGCCCAAAGCCACGGCAGTGACCGACCAGCGCCAGACGCTTATCCTTGCGGACAGCGCAGCGGACAAAGAGGGAGACGACACGGTCTATCGGCTCAAAGTCCAGATCAGCAACAAGGGGCTGGAACAGGGCTACACCCTGCATCAGATCGGCATCTACGCCAAGCTTGATGACAGCAGCAGCGACGCTCTGGTCTGCATCTTTCAGGACGACCACGGCTTTGAAATCGTCCCGGAAGCTGCGATGAGCAATCTGCTGCTCGAATTTTACGGCATGGTCGTCATCTCCGGCACGGCACAGGTCACCGTGACGGCAGACCCGGCGGCCATTGCTACGGAGGCATGGGTCAGGAAGCTGCTTGCCGAGCACGACAAAAACCCGGAGGCACACAAGGAGCTTTTTGCGGCTATCACCGCCGCGAATATCTCTTTTGACGGCCCTGCCGCCGGTCTGAAAGCTGACAGCGTGCAGGCTGCCGTCAAAGAGATGGTGGACAAGATCGATGGCATCAAGGAGAGCCTGACGGCGGAGAATATTGCCTTTGAGGATACAGCAGGCACTGGCGCGACAAACCTTCAGGACGCGCTGGACGCTGTGCTGGGGAACACGCTGCCCAAACTGACTGTCACCACTACGGCTGGCAGCGCCCTGACCCTGACCGACGGCAAGAGCACCATCACCGGCACGGCAGACAGCGGCGGCAGCTACACCGTGGCTCTGCCCCGCATGGGCCTTTGGACGGTCACGGCCAAGCTGGCCGGTCTGACCACGGATGACACCATCGACGTGGAGACCGTGGGCGGCAAGTACACGCTGACCCTGCCGTACTTTGCGGCAACTCTGACCGTCACGGCCGCACCCGGGGCGACCGTCACAGCCGCCCTGCCCACCGGCAAGGCATACACCGCCACGGCAGACGACACCGGTACAGTACAGGTCAAGCTCAAGCGCTCCGGCACCTACACCGTGAGCGCCCACAAGGACGACGCGGAGAGTGACACAGCCGCTGTATCTGTCACCGAAAACGGAGGAGCCTACACGGCGACCGTGCATTTCTGCCGTCTGGTGCTGACGGCACCCATCGGCAGCGCCATCACTGCCTCTTGCGGCGACGCCACGCTGACTGCCACCATCACTGGCTCCGATGAGACCGGCTCCGTCACCCTCTACCCGCCCACGCTTGGAAGCTGGACGATCACCGCCACCAAGGGTGATGACAGCACCTCGGAGGCAATCAACGCTACGGAGTATAAGGACTATACTCTGACGCTGGACTATGTGAATCCGGTGCTCGACAAAAACGAGTGGAAGGTCATCAAGAAGGTGGCGGATGCAGATAAGGGCGCCAACTACTGGGCCGTAGGCGACACCAAGAGAATCACTCTTAATGGCAAGGTGGGCGCAACTACGATCTCCAACTTGAAAGTTGATGCCTTTATCATCGGTTTCAACCACAATTCCGGCAAGGAGGGCAGCAACCGCATCCACTTCCTGTTGGGCAAGATCGGCGGTAAGTTTGTGGGACTCGTGGATAGCTACTATGACCCGTCTGGCTATGCCACGACTTCGGGTGCGTTCACGATGAATACCAGCGATACAAACAGCGGTGGTTGGGCTAAGACCCAGATGAGATCTACTGTTCTGGGCGCTGCCAGTGACCCGACCAATCCGACAGCAAACACGCTTCTGGCTGCGCTGCCGGCCGATTTGAGGGCCGTAATGAAGTCCGTCACCAAGTATACGGATAACACCGGAGGTGGCTCTAATTCGGCCAGTGCCGTGACGGCGACCACCGACTATCTGTGGCTGTTGGCAGAGTTTGAAGTGTTCGGTTCCAGAACCTACGCAAATAGCAGTGAGCCGAGTAGTCAGGCGCAGTACGAATACTTTAAGGCCGGAAATTCGAAGATTGCCTATAAGCATTCCGCCGCCGAAACGGCGGCGGCGTGGCGGCTGCGGTCCCCTTACTACACTAACAACTACCGTTTCTGTGCTGTGGACTCGGGCGGGGGCGCATACTATTACAGTGCAAACCGTTCTTTGGCGCTGGTTCCCGGCTTTGCTGCCTAATCCCCCGCAGGGGTTCTCGCCCTACTCTCGCCCACGGAAGTGGGCGAGAAGCAGAAAGTTCCCCTCAAAAAATCCAAAGGGCGCGTCAGCGCCCCGCGCGAATTTTTGAAAAACAGCCAAAAATGCTATCACTCGACTGCTTTGTGAGTGCATACATTACATCAAAAATGCTATACAATGCTTTCAAAACCTATTTGATAGGAGGTATTGTATGGCAACCAACAAGCGCGTATTCACGTTGCGCCTGTCCGATGAGGTTTTCGATAAGATTGGTGTTTTGGCAACAAAAGAACATCGGTCTATCACGAACTACATAGAGTATGTTCTGCTCAAGCACCTTGAAGAAGTCGAGCGAGAGCAAGGGGAAATCGACCTCGATGACCCCAAAGGAGACTAAAGTATGTCTGTCTTGAAATCCAAACGCACAGAAAGTAAAGCCGAGTACGTTAATGTCGCCAATGCGATTTACATCGAAACGATAAACTTTCTGACCCGTCTTTCAGCCCGGTATTCCCGGCTGATTGCGGAGCCGGTGGCCAAACTGGCCTGTGAGATCATCGCACAGGCGGAAAAGGCCAACAGCATCTTTCCCTCAGATAGCCAGCGGAGGCAGCTCCGCAAGGCGCATCTGTTGGAAGCACGGGCATCCTTGATGGCGCTGGATGTCCAGTTGACTCACTGCTACCTCATCATGTCTCAGAACCCGCAGGGGTGTTTTACGACCTCTACAGGGAAAAGCGTTGATGCGAGTAAGGCGATGGAAAAGCTGGATAAAATGGCTCAAAAGTTAGGCGATTTGATTGACAAGGAAGACGACCTTTTGAAAGGTATGCTTGAAAAACTCAATCCGAAAGCCTGATTTTTAAGAGTAGGTGTATCTCTGTAAACTTGCTTGGCGGCGGCGTGGCGGCTGCGGTCCCCTAACTACAATAACAACAACAATTTCTGTGCTGTGGACTCGGGCGGGGGCGCAAACAATTACAATGCAAACCGTTCTTTGGCGCTGGTTCCCGGATTTTGCAATGCTGGGTCAAATGGAGTAGCTCCGGCGAAAGACGACCCATGCAAAAGGAGAGATACTTCCTTGGGCGTAAAGCCTTAAAACTGCTTTTCGATATGCTGACACGGACGCTTCTTGCATGGCAAGGGACGCACCTGACCTTGTTTCATGTGTCAGCGTAACGCAGATTAGATGGTGCCCGACAAACATCTGTACGAGGAGCGAATAATTTTATGACAAGTCAGGAACGGCATGAGGCGCGATACCAGCGCCGTAAAGCTGCACGGCAAGCCCGGCGAGATGCCCGCTGCGCAGCTCTTGGCTCCATCGGTGAAGTGTTCAGTTATCACACAATGTATATGTATGGCAAGAAGTGCTGCAACAATGTGCGCTGGAAACAGTCTGTCCAGAATTTTGAACGGCATTTGTTTTCAGGCACCGCAAGACGGCGGCGTGAGGTCATGCAAAAGCGTTGGAAACCGAAGCCCTATGTGCATTTTACCCTTTGTGAGCGCGGCAAGGTTCGCCCGATTGACGCTCCGCATATCACGGATCGACAGATCCATAAAGTCCTCAGTAAAGAGGTGCTGGTGCCTCTTTACTCTCCCAGCTTGATTTATGACAATGGAGCAAGCCGGGAGGGAAAAGGGCTGCATTGGCAGTACAAGCGCATCAAACAGCAACTCGCCCGGCATTACCGCAAATATGGCCGTGCGGGCGGCGTTTTGCTGCTCGATCTGAAAAAGTTCTTTCCCTATGCCCCTCAGTCAATCATCTATCAGCGGCACCAGCAGCTTATCCTGAACGATGACCTGCGGTGTTTGGCAGACTCTATTGTCAAGAGTGCGCCATCGTCCATTCCTGGGCGTGGGATGCCTCTTGGTGTTGAGTTGAGCCAACAGGAAATGGTGGCTTTGCCGAGTGCGGTTGACAACTGGATGAAGTGTCAGTTGGGCCTTAAAGCCGTCTGCCACTATATGGATGACTACCTCATTATCTTCCCGGATCTGGAAGAACTGAAGAAACTGGGCCATGAAATCGTGCGTCGCTTTGAATCTTTTGGCATCCCAGTAAACCGGAAGAAGTGCAAAATCATCCCGCTGACGAAGCCGTTCCGCTGGTGCAAGGCTCGTTTTACCTTGACCGAGACCGGAAAAATCAAAGTCAATGGCAGCCGTGATGGCGTGAAACGTGCCCGCCGGAAACTCAAGCTTTTTCACAGGGAGTGGCTGGCTGGTAAACGCACTCTGCAAGAAGTTGCACAGTACATGGAATGCCAGACAGCTTATTATCGTAACTACAACGACCACGGGCGGCTGCTGCGTCTGCGGCGGCTTTGCTATGCAATTTTTGGAGGTAAAGTGCCTTGTTCAAAATCATCAAAGCCAGTGATGGCACCGTCCTTGCCTTGACCGAGGACGTGACCTACATCAAAAAAGCCGACAACGGCTGTTATATCATCTGCCCGGAGCCTGATGCTTCGGGCATTTCTTATGCCGGCACTCCGTACCACCTGTTTGGTCGGAAGCCTCTGGATGATGCAGAGAGCGTCATTCTGGAGCCGACCGACATTGGTGGCTGGATTATGGAGGCGAAAGCTGCCATCGAGGATGCCGACGAGATGAACGTGGATCAGGCTTATCGCCTGACCCTTCTGGAGTTGAATGTCTCCGATACGGATGACACTGAGAACACCTGATAGGAGGAAAAGGCAATGAGCAAAGCAACGGAAATGGTTCTGTATCGCACCTGCAAACGCATGATCGAGCGCGGCAGTACCGATGGTCTGGCGGAGAAGATCGATATTTTCTACGCCGCCGGCAAACTGACCGATGAGCACTACGCCGAGCTGACCGGTATGCTCGCCGAGAAGAAAGAGCAGGTCTAACCTATGGAGCATGAACGCTTTATCGCCCGCCGTCGGGCCCGCTTCGTCGGAATTGACGGGCGTGTGAACATCCCCTATGGAACCGTCTTGAGTAATCAGGGCGGTTTTCTTATACACCAGAATAAGCGCGTCTGCACTGTGAGAAGCCAGAACGCTCTGGACTACTTCGTGCAGGACGACGACGGCGCTGGTGACCTGCGGGGGAAGCTGGTTGACAGCATCCAGCGGTGCCTTGAGCGTCGGGATGCAGACTATCAGACCCGCTGGGATAAGGTCTGGTCGTCGGCACTCTGCCAAAAGTACCGCCGCCCGGAGTCCGAAGACTACTGGCTGTGGGCGGCAGCGTTTTATGATGCGCCGCTCTGTGATTTGATGGCAATCGCTGCACTGGTGCAGTGATGCTTTCATATGGGGAGTTGGGTTGCCAGCTCCCCATATTTTTGTATAACAGCAGGAGGGAGGCTTTTATGGAGATAAGTCTACACAAAACAGAAAAGGGCCTGAAAGAGCTCCACCGGAAGCTGGCAGAGGAGCAGAAGCTCAGGGAGCTGCCCGGCCTCGTAGCGGAGATCGAGGACGCCCTGTGCGAGCTGGACGCCGCCGTCAACAAATAAGGAGGACATCAAAATGGACAAAATCTGGGCGAACCGGCTCATCGCCGGTACTAAGACGTGGGCAGAGATGCCCGCACGCCGCCATGCCGGAGTCAAAGCGGAGCTGGCCAAGCGGGTGGCCGACGGCGAGATCAGTGAAGAGCGGTACAAGGAGATCACGGGGGAGGACTACTACAATGGATAAACTGCTGGAGCTGCTGGAAAAACTGGTGCGGGCCATCTTTGGCCCCGGTAACGAGGCAGAGACCACCCCTGACGCCCCTGCTACCGCCCCGGAGCAGGTAAACGCTCCGCCCGGCTGGGAGGGCGACCCGCCCTACCGGTACATCGACGTGAGCCGGTGGCAGGGAAAAATCAAAATGGAGGGCTGGCAGGCTATCAAGGGGGCTGGCTACAAGGGCGTCATGCTCCGGGCCTGCGGGAACAGTGCTAGCTACAACCCCAGCAAGGCGTACATCGACCCGACTTTCGAGACCAACTACGCCAACGCCAAGGCAGCGGGGTTGAATATTGGCGTCTACTATTTCACGAAGGCCATGAGCGAGGCAGAGGCTGAGAAGGAGCTGGCGGTACTGCGGAAGGCGCTGCGGGGCAAAGAGCTGACCATGCCGGTGGCGGTGGACATGGAAGACGCCATGCTGACTATTCACAAGCCGAAAGACCTGACCAACCTCGCGGCCTACCACCTCGAGCAGATCGAGAAGATGGGGTTCTTCGCCCAGCTCTACACCTGCACGAGCTATGCCAACCGCTTCCTTGAGATGGAGCGTCTGGCCGGGCGGTGGGACATCTGGCTGGCCGACTACACGGGCAAGACCCCGAAGGTGCAGTTCAAGTATAGCGCCCACCAGCACAGCAGTGAGGGCCGTGTGCCGGGCATCAATGGGCCGGTGGATCTCGACGTGACGACCGTCAACTATCCCAAAATCATCCGTAAGAAGGGTCTGACCCGTCTCCGGGAGGGCGCATGAGCGAAGCGGTTATTGTGGCACTGATCACCGGCGGTCTGAGCCTGATCGGCACGTTTGTCTCCAACAACCGCACCGCTCAGAGCATGGACGCCAAGCTGGACAAGCAGCAGGCCGTCACCGAAACAAAGCTGGAGGAGCTGACCCGGGAAGTCCGGGCGCACAACAACTTCGCCCAGCGTGTGCCGGTGCTCGAAGAGCAGATGAAGGTGGCAAACCACCGCATTGCAGACCTCGAAAAAGAGAGAGGAGAGTAATACATGGCAACGATCAATAACATTTTGGGCGTCATTCCCGCCCCGGTGGCGGCAGTGCTGATGCTGGGAGGCTTTATTTTCTACGCCCTTGGCTGCGTCCGGCTGGGCTATGGCGCAGCCGTCAAGGGCACTGTGCTCGACCTGATAGAGCAGGCGGAGCACGAGATTCAGGGCACCAAGAGAGGCGCAGAGCGCAAGGCGTGGGTCGTCAAGATGCTTCGCGTCACCCTGAGTACCAGCAAATACGGCAGGCTCATCAGCTGGGCCATCACCGATGAGACCATCGGCGCGGTCATCCAGTTTTTCTTTGACCGGGCAAAGGCGGCGCTGCAAAAGCAGTAAGGAGGCATAACACATGGATTTAAGAAGTACCGTAGAAATGATGCTCAGCAGCGATTACAAGGAGCGTTTTCGCGCAGAGTATTTTCAGGCAAAAATCCGTTACGAAAAGCTGCACCGCATGACTATCCAGTATGAGGCCGGGACTTTGAGTTTTACGCCTTCCTGCTCTTTGGCTCTTTTGAAAGAGCAGAAAACGGCTATGGGAAATTATCTCCATGCGCTCGAAGTCCGTGCTGAAATTGAGAAAGTCGATTTGAGTAAGGAGTAAGACTATGAGCAGCGATAGGCTGCCGGCTGAAAGGCATTGATAAAAGGCTTGGATAAGCAAATCCCCCGGTGTTCCGTTTTGAACATCGGGGGATTTTTTATTTTTGGGGACATGGAAGCCCGGCAAGGCTCAATCCCTTATAACTTTGCACCAAGCGTTTCCGGGAAGATACGCCACGCATGGAGGATGCAATCGCCCTGAAACCGCTCGATATTCGCATGGCGGCTATATCATGCGGCTCATCCCTGTAAATCAGCGATGGTAACGCCGCAAGCGGCTGCGATCTTTTTGAGGGTAGACACTCTCGAGACTGCCTTGCCGGACTCTGCATGTTGAATGGTTGCAGTGGATAGCCCGGTTTTTTCTGCCAAGGCCCTGATGGTTAATCCTGCGCTTTCTCTGGTTGCCTTGATTTTGACGGCAGACACGCCAAGCGTCTTGTAATCGGGCGAGTTATACCCAATCACGAACAACCCTTGCTGTTCCATCGGCAACGCCTTAAGCGAATAGCTTTTCTCTGCATCCTCAATGTCAACGTCCTTCAGGGCGTAGGAGCAGGCATTGTCAAGCTCCGGGGTCATTTTATGGAGTTTGTGCGCCAGCGCGATCTTCATCGTCACGCCACGCACAGGGAATCTCGCTGCGTTGTCAAGGTCTGCCTGATTTACATGGTCAGGGGTGCAGGCTTCGTCCAGCAAGTGGTACAGCTTGCCGAGATTACGGATGGTGTTGTTTTCCATAGTGTCCTCCTACTCGTTACTTGTTCAGCATATCCATCACGGCGTTGTAATGCTTTTCATGTTCTTCGCCAACAGCAAGCTCTTTTTCGACTTTTGCTTTCTGATAGGCCCGCTCTTCGCCGTAGATTTCGCTTTCGATCTCGTCAGGGATCTCGACGAATGCCTGCTGCTTTTTGCCATTGGCCATCACATACACGCCGAAAGCGTAATGCACGTTCTCCGGCCAACGCCCGATCTGCTGCTTGTAGGCACCCTCCTTCATCTCCTGCCCATTCACCAGCAGGGAATTGATGGTGTACTGCCATTTGTGGCACGGCACGGTGACCTCGTTGCCATCACTCCAGATGGTTTCTTCGGTGACAACCTTTTTGTCAACGTCGAGGTCGATTTTTGCGCCACGGGCTGTATTCCAAGAGTATTTCATTTTTGCTCCTCCTGCGTTGTTTTTGCATTCCTTTTGACACCATTATTATACCACAAAACTAATACAGCTGATACGGGCATAGCCACCAAACTTTGCTTTGCTTTTTTGTCTATTTTGTATTAGTTGTATCAGTTTGTTTTTGCCCTTCGTTGCACCCTTGTTGTCGCTCGCTTTTCGTCAGTGCAGTAGCTGCGGCCACTGGGCAGAGCTGCCCTTCGGCCTGTTGGGAGCGGCTATTATCGCCGTTGTCGTAAAGTACAAGCTGACACAAAAAAATCCCCCTGCATTGACCTTTACGGGCCAGCGCAGGGGGATTTTTTGTTTTCTTAGAACTTCATCTGCGCAGCATCTTCAACGCTCACATCGTCAAAGCACCGGGTCAGCTCGTCAAGGACTTTGCGTTGCGTCTTTTCACTCAAACCAGCGTTGCGCATTGCCATGGCGCAGTAGCCGATACAGGCTGCATTTGACCACGGTCCATTCAGGGATAGGAGCATTTCTTCCATATCGATTACCTCCGAAGATTTCCATTGTATACGCGAACCAGAACCCAGTCAGACAGAGGTTTGACGTTTCCGCCCCAGTCCCGGAGGGCCTCATCGGTGCCGCAAGCCTCACAGATGTACACGCCCTTGGCGTGGCGGCTCAGTGCTCCGTGGGTCAGTTTGTCCGGCATCCTCTCGCCGCAGCGGGGGCACAGCGGCCAGCCCTGCTGCTGGTCATAGAGCATCTTTTCGATAGCTTTTTCGTCCGTCATTGTACTTCCTCCTTAAACATCTCGGCTAACCGAGTGATATGCAAACCAGTGACCGCGCCGCCGAAATAGATAGAACCAATTCGTGAACTCCCGCCCTGTGCAGTCATAGGGGCTGTTGTAACTCTTCAAATAACGATGGTTAAGAAACCAGTTGGTAGCGTCCATCTCGTGTGCCTCGTCCAGCTTATCAGGCAGCTGAACAAGCTCCAGACGGCCGTCATAGTCGGCACAGATGATATGCACGTCAGGGACGGGACGGTTGTTGTAATTCCGAATCTCCCTCTTAATGGTTGCCGCCAAGTTTTTCACGGCAGCCCTCTTTTCGGCAGAGGCGGGAATGTCGCTCTGCATGAACATCAAGAGCGCATACGCATCCCGAAGCCTCTCGTTGTCTGTAATGCTGAACATGGTCAAATCCTCCTTTTGTAATTTGGATGCGTTGAAAGTTCATCCATCCGCTCCAGCGCAACTATCCGTCCTTTCGGATTCATCAGACGGAAATAGCGGAGAAGTTGCTGTTCTTCTGGCGAAAGACTTTCGTCGTAAATTCCGGTTTCTAACCAATGTGCATCAACACCGAGCGCATCTGCAAACCGGTGAATTGTTGAGGGCTTTGGGCTCTCTTCACCGCGCTCATATCGCCCGACGAGAGAACCCGAAATTTCCAACCTCTCTCCAAGTTCTGCCACTGAAAGCCCTTGCCGCTTTCGCACCGTTCGGATTCTGTTGCCGAGGCTTTCTGTTATACCAAAAGCCGGAAGAAACGAACTGACTGGTAAATCCAAGGCTTCTGCGATTTTTTGTATGGTTGCGATTCTGGGAATTTGCTTTCCACTCTCATATTTTCGGATGTTGGCAGCATCGATTCCACAACGTTCACCTAACTCTTCTTGCGTAAGGCCTCGAAGCTGACGAGCGGTTTTGATTTGTTCTCCCATCGACATAATTATGCGCCTCCTTCAATGTCCGGGGACTGTTCTCTCAATAAATTCTTGTACGGCCTGCGAAGTTGTGCGCCTGCCCAATTCCAGTGCTGCTCTGCATACACAGTCAGGCTTTCGGCGTACTTTGCGGCAGAGTGGGCGTCAAAGAACACCTTGCTGCCGACCTCGGCCATCTTGTAGTGATAGAGAGTATTGAAGCCTCCCGGATTCTTCCCGACCAGCTTCACCTCGGTGTACCCACCTTTCAGAAACCCCACAACTGTGGCCTCGCAGACACAGTATTCATTCAATGGTGCCGCGCGCTCTGGAACGTAGTAGAGGTGTTCACATACATGGAACATCGTGTCGCCGATTTCCGGCTTTCTTTCCACACGCATTCTGCGCTCCTCCCTTACTTCATGTTCTGGCGTTCCCAAGCGACCAAGCGGCAAAATTCCTCGCGGGACATGGATTCCGGCTTGCTGGTCTTGATGTAGTCCTGCTGGCCGAAGATCTCCAGCTGGTCGATGTCGTCAGGCGACTGGGTGATAATCTTTGCCGGCCAATCGCCCACGCCAGGGACTTCAATGCGGCGCAGATACAGGTTGCTGTCAAAGTACCAATCACTCTTGATGTACCGCTCTTCGGCATCGGTTCCCTCGATGGCCTCAATGTACTTGCCGAGCGCACCGAAGACTTCCAGTCTGGTTGGTGCTTTGTCGAAATCGGTCGCATCAAAGAGTTTGATATAGGAGATTCGGCCGCGTTCAACGGCAAGCTCCTCGATGGTGCCGGAGTATTTGTAAAGTTTCATTGTCATATCCTCCAAATGCCCGTATAGCCAGATAGCACAACTTTCAAAATCACTTGCTCTGGGTGCTTGCCACGATTCCGCCAAGGCACAGCCAGTGGCGGCCATCGGCGTTGCGCTTCCACTCGCCGCCCAGCGTTTCAAACGCTGCGATCATGCCGTAGTAGCTGATCTCCGGCTCGGCAGGCAGCCTCTCTCCGTCATCGTTGTACTCGGCACGGCCGGCAGCAATGTCCATCTCGGCATCAGACCGGGCGTATGCCCACTGGTTATCCAGCCGCTGATTTAGCCGCTCAAGTGCGGAACGCATTTCAGATTTTTTCATGGTTCAGACCTCCTTGACCTCAACTGTCTTGATGCTGTCGGACACATATTCCCGACCTCTGGCACGTTCGCAGAACTTCACGAATCCGTTTACCGCATCTCGGAGGTCGAACGCCTCCCGCTTGGAGATGATCCCCGATCCCTCAAAGGCAGCTTTGATTCTCTCTGCCTGTTCGTCTTCCATCGGGATGCTCACACATGCCTCGCCGCTTTCGCCGTTCTGCAGGGTGTCGTAGGTGATTGTCAGATTCTTCATCGCGTTATCCTCCTTAGTGCAGCTGGGCAACATGCTTGTGGTAGGTGACGGTGACCACGCCCTTGTGCTTGGTCACCTTGATATCCTCCATCTTCACACGGCGGACACCGAACTGCTCGTGGATGTACCGCTTGACGATTGGGGCAGCCTTTGCGGTGATGTCCTCCGGCTTGCGGTAGGTGTCCCGGTTGGCGTAGCGGCTGAACCGCTTCTCCGTGGCGGCCTTGGCCTCGTCCTCGGTGCCGTAGAACGGCTCGTCATCCCGATGGCCGCTCAGCTTGTAGAACTTCTCGCTGGAGATAACTTCCAGACGGTCGTTCCATACAGTGCGGTACTCATTGGCCTTGTTCGGGTGAACGTCATCCGTGACCCGACCAACAATCAGCTCAATTCCGCCATCGGCGACCATCTCCGTGTAATCGCTGAAACCTTTGAGCAGCACCCGGATGATCTCGGTGCCGTTGGTGAGGTCGATGTGAGCGACCTCACCCTGGCTGCCGCCCATCGTACTGCTGTTGAGCGTGTAGCCCTGCATCATGTAGCTGCTGACTGCGGCGGTGAACTTGCGGTTGATATCAATGTACTTCATTGCGTTACCCTCTTGTCTTTCTGGCCTTACTCTGATAAAATAGAGGGCGGCCGGGGTAAGGCTCCCGGCTCGCCGTTGTTTCGGTGTTGAAGATCAGTTGCTTTGGACGGTGGCTGGTCTTCTTTTTTTTATTCTTCCATGATTTTCTTGACGCTCTCTCTGAGCTCTTCCAGCGTGTCGCACTTCTCGATGAGTTCGAGGATTGCTTTGAGCAACGCCTTGGTTACGTTCATGTCTTCCATTCACCTCACTCCTTTCTGTAAGGGGCTTTCGCTCTCTGCCTTACGTCTTTATTATACAGGATTTCCTTTACGTTGTCAAGGTTTTTCTTTAAGATTTTCCTAAATTTTTCAATTTTTTTCTTGACAGAATAAAGGAAAGCCTATATAATGAAGCTGAGGTGATAAGTATGGATTTCTCCACGAAAATCAAAATGGCTGCGGCTGTAGCTAAAATGAAAGAAGCCGAGCTTGCCCGGCAGATTGGAACCACGCCACAGGCATTCAACCAGCGGATGAAGACCGGAAAGTTCAAGTATGACGAGCTGGAACAGATTGCAGCAGCCCTCGGTGCCGAGCTGGTTGTCAGTTTCCGTTTCCCGGACGGCACGGATGTATGAAAAAGCCCGGACGCATAACGCATCCGGGCAGGAGAAGGGTTATTTCTTGCGAGACTTGCTCACGGTCTGGGGGATGTGTCGCACTTCTTTGACCCGGCGCTCAGGATTGGGCTCTCGCACGATGAGGTCATCAAGGCTGCAGTCCAAAGCCTCACAGATAAGGTCGAGATCATCCAGACTCACACGCTCTGCAAAGTCGTGGTACAACTCATTGATGGTCTGACTGCGAATCCCGGTAGCACGAGCAAGTTCGCTCTGTGTCATCCGCCGTTCGCCAAGGCGGGTTGACAGCAAAATCCTAATCATAGCCTTTGGTCTCCTTTGTTGCTGATTTTAGCCGATTCATGGTCGGCTTGTCTGCATTTTGGCAAGAAACCCTCTATTTCGGCAAGATTTTCCGTATTTCGGAAAATTCTAACACAAAAACGAAAAATGCCCGCACAATCCGAAACGGAAAGTGCGGGCATTTTTATTTGCGCAATCTTGACTAGAACTTGCTTAAACGCTCGGAATCTCACAAAACAAAACGAACACGTTGCCTACCATTTGAATAGTGACTTCGTGTTCGTTTTGCTCTTGATTGGTGGAGAATAGCGGGATCGAACCGCTGACCTCTTGCATGCCATGCAAGCGCTCTCCCAGCTGAGCTAATCCCCCATAGCCTGTGTCGTCCCTGACGACGTGTGTTATTATACCAGCCAAATGGAGAGTTGTCAACAGCTTTTTTCAAATTCGTGCAAAAAAGTCCCGCCGGGTGCATTTCTGCCTCCGGCGGGACTTGCGTTCAGAAGAAC